GGGAGCGGGCACGGGGTATTTCGTCCTGGCAGTGGATAGCCCGACATCGACGGCGCTGGTGATGAGCGGGGGCGGTGGGGGCGGGGGAGACGACTACGCCCTGTTCGACGCGGTGTCCGGCATGGGGACGCCGTATTTCAGCGACCTGACGAACAGCGTCTGCTTCTATTCGTGCAAGCTCTGGAACGGCTGGAACACGGCCGGAGGGTCGAATCAGGGACTCCAATTCACCGAAGCTATCTGGGTTTTCGGAGTGTACAACCCCATCATCTACAATGACACTTCCCCTGGTACCCCGTTCAAGCTCGACGGCAATTCAGTTCACAAGGTCAAGTACACCGGCTTGTCCTACAACCCGACCGACGGCACCGGCACCCACGGTCTGCGGCGGGTGTTCTTCACTACGGAAGCCGGCTGGGCTTGGCGGGTGGACTGCGCGGCAACCGGACCGGCCACGGACAACGAGGGCTGATCCGTGGCGTGTTCATCGTTCTTCACGCAGACGTTCCCGGCGAATCCGTTCACGTTCTGCTGCATGGCGTTCCACTGCATGGCCTCCGACGGGAGGTCGTGGTACTACCCCGCGCACATGGACTTCACCGTTGTCACCGCCGGGTCGTGCCCGGAGGCGCAGGACAGCGGGGTGTTCTCGTCCACGGCGACCCGCGTTGACGCTCTCGACCCGTCCGACCCGCAGTACGTCGCTGCCAAGCACTGCGCCGACATTGTCACCGACCCGCTGCACTGCACGATCTGGACGACGTACCTTTGCGGAACGGAGTACATTTGGCGGCCCGACCTGACCGGCTACACGATTCCCGATTGCGGGCCGTTCGTCGGCGGGGCGCAGTTGCTGTGCAGCCTCGCGGCCCCCGGATTTCCGGGAGTGTTCAACTGCGAGCATCTCGACACGCGAAATCCACGGGCTGGGTGGCTGCAATCGAGCTTTCAGCTTTTTCGCGCGAACATCAACCTGCTGGCCAAAGCTTGCGATTGCGGACCGGTCGGAGATGACGGATTCTCGGATTGCACTTGGTACTACTACGACGCCGATTGCGTCCTCCAGACCGGAGGCACCTATCACAACAGCGCTCCGCCGCCGTGCCCGGCCGGCACTGTGGCATCGGGGTGCGTCTGTTGCAGGGCAGCTTGCCCGGCCTGCTCTTTGCAGTGTGTCGCTATCAGCACACGATGCGTGGCGTTGGTGGATTGCTGCTCCAGCCCTCTCGGCAACGATTCGTCGTGTTGGGTGCCGATAGTTCCCAACCCCGACACCTGCGCCGGCGATCCTTACTCCAACAACGATCCAAGTTGTGTAGGGTACTGCGGTATCTGCCTCCTAGGGCGTGACTACCGCTTCACGTTCTGCAACGGATGCAGCGTCCAGGACGATTTGCAAGGATGTAACCCCTACGACTGCCCGCCGGACCAGAAGAACTTCGGTAATTTCGTCTTTCGCGTCAACGCCTGCGTGACGTTGAATCTGGACGGCAGTTACCAGAGTTGCCAGACCGGCAGCGCCGGCGACTACATCGACTGGCACTGCCCGGCCACGCCTGAAGAGGCGGTCATGCACCGAGCCTGGGTGCTGCTGTCCAACGGCGTCGAACTCGCAGACGCGCTGGCTGCCACCGGGGCGACGGGCGCCCGCCCATTCAGTCCGTGCCGACATTTTCCCCGCCGCGACGATTGCCAGTTCTGCCACTCGGTCGCCTATACGCCGGGATATGCGGCGTCGATCGACCGGAGGTTAGCCGGCGAGAAGACGGTCAGCATCGGGTTCTCGCCCCGGCTCCCGTTTCGCGAGAAAGGCGGCATAGGAACCGCCCTGGAGAAGCTGATTGAAGAAGCCGGCGGCAAGTCGTCCGGCGGCTGCGGGTGCGCCTCCCTGAAAACCCAATTGGACAACGCCACGCCGGAAGGGGTCGAGCAGAACCTGTCCAAGTTCGCCTGCCAACTCCGCGAGAACGCCGTGAAGCTCGGATACGCCGATCGGCTCACCGAGTTGGAGGCGCAGGCGCGTGACCTGACCGGCGACCCGACGCTGAACGTCTACGAGTTCATCATCCGGCAGGCGATCGATATGGAACGCGAACGGCTGTCTATACTAGAATCACACAAGGCCCTCTGAGACATGGAGGATTAAAATGGAATTGCTCCCGGGGGAGGAAGTCCCCGTCCAAATACTGGTGCGTTACCTTCGCGACACTCGCAAGCACGGGGTGACGGCCGAGATTGACCTGAAAGTGTGGATCAATGACGGTGTTCTAAGGGACATGAAACACGCGGCGGTGTTGACGACGAAACTTAAGGGCTTGCCGGTGCCCCCCGAAATCGGTTAAGATACGTCGCAATCAAGGGCACGACCCGGACGCCGCGCACGCGGCACGACCCGGACGCTCGGATCAGGTGACAAGTCACCACCCGAGCGATCATGGCCCAAACAATCACCACAGCGCATGGCCAAACCTCATCTGCGGCACGACTGCGCCTCCGTCCGTTGCCCCAAACGCGGATGCGCTACCGATGACGAATTGCCCAGCCACGAAAGCGGCCATCGCCCGAATCCTGATGGAGGAATGCGGCGACGTCAGCCACGAGTCCCGCCGGAAGTTGCAAGGTCGTCTGGAAGTCATGGCCATCGGCTTGCGGCATGACGGAGCGGAGACGGAGAGAGGCCAGAACGCCGCAGCGATCGCCAACAAGGCGTTGCTCTGCACGGGCCGGGATGAGCAGGAGCGGCGGAGAGGGCTGCTGGAGGCGAAGCTGGCGATCGAATCGCGGTCGCTTTAGGAAGGAGCCGAGATGCTGGCCGACGGATTCCCCGTGACTGCCCCTGCGGGACTGGACGGTTGGCTGGTGATCGCCCTGTTCGTCTTGGCGGGATACTGGCTGTGCCGGCAAATTTACCTGTCGCACTTCCCGCTCCCGCCTCCAGTGGCCGAAGGATCGCAATACGTCACGCATTCGCAAATGGACTCGCGGCTTGAACGCATGGAGCGCGACATGGAGGAGTTGAAGCGCCGCTCGGACAAAAGCACCGAAGAGGTCGCGAAGAGGTTCGAGAAAATGGAGGACTATCTCCATCAATCGTTCCATCAGAACAGCCAAGGCCAGCAGGTCATGATGACGGACATGAAGTGGATGAAGGGCGTGATGCTCGGCAAGTACAAGCTCGAAGGCGGCATGGCGGAGGAAGACTGATGCAAGCTGCCGCGGTCTATGTCCTGACAGCCATCGGCATCGTCTTCACGATCGGCGTGTTTGGGATGCGGGTTGCTGGCGTCCCAATGGCCGACCAAGTGACGACGGTCGCCGAGGTCGGCGCGTTCCTCGGGCCGATCGTGATTGCCTTGCTCGCCTACGTCAAGGCCGACAAGGCGACAGCCAAGGCCGACGACAACAAGCAGGCCATCGGCGTTGTCGCCCGGACTGCCATTGACGGATTCGCCGGGCCCCCCGCGCAGAAGCAGGAAGCGATCAAAGCACTCAACGGCACACTGCCGGCTCCCGGGAGCCCGGAAGCCAAGCGGCCGGAAACGCAAGGGGGTCCATGATGCTCGCCGATCTGCTCGTCGTTCGGTCGTGGTCGATCACCGAACTATGCATCGTGATTGTCATGATCGCCGCCGTCATCGCGCTGATGTTCGTCGCGCTGAACAAGTTCGGCGTGGCCATCCCCGATTGGGTCAAGCAGTGCTTTTGGATCGTCGTGGTGGCCTTCATGGTCATCTTCGCCATCCGCTTAGTGGCCAGCATGTAAAGGAGTTGCCTCATGAAGTGGAAAGTGAAAGCCGCGCTGTTGATGTTCGCCGCCGGATTGGCCGGCCTGACGGCTTCCCTGCCGACGCCGGCGCAGCCGGAGCCGCCGCAGAACATTCTGGTTCCTGCCACGCTGAATGCCGCCCCGTGCGACTGCGGCGTCAACCTGCCGCCGCTGAACGTCCAGAACCTCAAGCTCGCCCCGGTGCAGATTCCGGCGAAACATCCCCGCGGCCACAAGCCAGCCCCGGAGGCAGTCCGCAAGGCTCTCCATGACGAGTCGTTCAAGCGCCACGGGCACCGCATCGGCCATCTGCCCAAAGCCACTCAGGCGTCGTTCGATTGTCGGACCGCGTTCGGGAACGTGCTGCCGACCGACGATCAAAAGCAATGCGGCGACTGCTTCGGGGTCAGTTCGTTCGACGGCTGCTCCATGGCGCTCGTCAAGGCCGGAGTCCTGCCGCTGGACGCCTCGAAGGGCCGCCTGTCGTCGCAGTACGGGCTGGACAGCGGCGCATTTGAAGGCGGCTGCGGCGGCGGCGACGAGGCGCAAGTCATCGACTGGATGAAGAACAAGGGCGCGCCGCTCACCAGCGACTACGGACCGTATCAGGGGGGCCCTGGCCGACTGAAGCCGATCAGCGGAATGGCGGTCTACAAGATCGGCGACTATGGGTTCTGCACTCCCTCCCAGCAGCAGGGGCCGGCGAGCGATCAGGACATCAAGAACTGCATGGCCCAGTATGGGCCGATCTCGGTCGCGTTCGACGCCAGCGGCTGCGACAACTACCAGTGGCCGCAGGTCATGTCCGGCCGCGGGAACAGCGTCGATCACGCAGTGCTATGCATCGGCTGGGACGACTCCAAAGGCGCGTTCCTTGGGATGAACCAATGGGGCGATTCCTGGGGTGGGCCGAACGGCACGTTCTGGATCGCCTACGGATCGTATTCGTGGGGCACCGAAGCAATCTGGATGACGGCCGGGGCTGTGCCGCCGCCGCCCGCTCCAGTCCCGCCAGTGCCACCGATTCCGCCGACGCCTCCTCCGGCGCCCGTGCCGCCGGCGAGCGGCCTTCCGACGCAAGCCCAATGGGATGCGCTCGACAAGCTCATCCGGCCGCAGTTGCCGCCGCCGTCCAGCGGTGTCTACCTGCCGATGCCGCCGGGTGACGTGCAGCCAGCGTGGGTACGGACTCGGCAGGGATTTTTCCGTCACCGTTACATGCTCGCGTATTGAACCCCCGAACCATTCGCCCCAAGGAGTTACTGATGAAAGTGGAATGTTGCTGTGATCCAAGCACCCGCCTCCAGCTTCTCGCCGCCGGCGTCCCCGAAGTCGCGATTTGCGCTCTGGAGTGCCACAACGAAAAGATGGCGACCGCCGGCATGGGGACGTTCAATTGGGCTGGCTTGCTGGCTCTTGTCATGAAGTACGGCCCGCAGCTTTTGGCGTTCCTGCTGTCCTTCCTTAATCCGACGCCCGTTCCCCCGGCCCCACCGACGCCTTGAGGCACCCATGTTCATCCTGTCTCATGCTGTCGATCTGACAATCACGCTCAAACTGGACGAGTGCCAGTTTGAGCGACTGCTCGCCTGTCTCTGCCCCCCGAAGCCGAAGGTGGTTGGCCTCGGAGTCACCGAGAATCCACCGACCATTCGCCCCGAAGGAGTTCCTATGCCGAGTATCAAGCTGCTGAAGAAGTCCGCCCTCAAGAAGCTGGCCGTGCCGCACAAGGCCGGTACCCCGGTTCCGAATTACGTCCTGCTTGACAACGAAGACGGGTCGTTCACGATCCAGGGCCAATACGCCGACGGGACTGCCGCGGACATTTCCGCTGTCGCGACGTTGACGCCGGTTCCGGTGTCCGACGCGCCCGCCGTGCTGACTGTCGATCCCCCCGTCGGGATGACGGACAAGTGCCACGCGCTGACGGCGGGCACAGCCAACGTGACCGCCGTAGCCACTTGGACGGATGGAAGCGTCGGGCCGTTCACGATCGTGATTCCCTGCACCTCAGGCACGGGGCCCGTCACGGGATTGGCCGTGTCGTTCGGTGTGCCCACCATCAGGTAATCGTTCCCCGGGGCCGGTCGTCTCGCACGACCGGCCCCCACTTTGGAGTTGAATCATGGCGATCACGATTTGGAAAGACGACACTTGGAAAATCTGGGGCGGCATGGATGCGTTTTACGCGCAGTCCGACCCCGACTTCTTGCTGAACATCGGCCTAGATGAAATCAACCAAGCGGCTGATCGCGAACACGCCGACGCAAAGAGTCGGGGTGCTTTAGCCACTTCGGAGTTGTGATGGATCAGCCCGAAAACTGCTGTCGCACCTGCAAGCGGCCAATTGCCGCCGGTTACAAGTATTGCGGCAAAAGTGACTGCGGACCAAACAGGGAAAAGAACGCTCAGACGCTGCCAGTGGAATCGCAGCCTATCAAGCAGCCGATCAAGTGGCGGGAGTTCCTATGAAGGCCGAGCCAATCTGGACGCCAAGCGCGAACGTCGGGTTCGCCACCTGTCACGTGCTTGGAAGTTGGGTCATCGGCTTGGTCTGCTGGCTGATCGGCTGGCCGGAGTGGGTACCGCTCGCTGCCACGGTCGGATTCGCCACGGCAAAAGAATACGGATTCGACTGGCTCATTGAACGGGATGAACTCGGATGGGGTGGTTCACTGTCCGACTTCGCCGGCTACATGGGCGGCATGATCGCTCTGGCGGCGCTGCGGTGGGTGGTGACATGCTGACGAACCCCCGCTTTTGGATCGGTGCTGCAATGTTCGTCGCCGGGTTCGGCGTGGTTGCTTGGTGGTGGATCACGCGACCGGCGGACCTGGACTGACGCGGAGGACAACTGATGGACGCCAAGCCACTCGACAACTTGGAACCGATCACGAAGGCGACTGTCATTTGCACCCACCCGGACGGCTGCAAGACTGTCCATGTCAAGCTTGGGGACGGCCCCGAAATGACGCTGGTGCAAACGATTCACCTGCCTCCCGGATACGTCGGGATGTGGTGAACTGATTCGACCCACGGAGGACACGGCGATGGATTACCGGTCGGTCAATGAAGACGACGGAGAGGTGGACCGGGCCTTGGCCTTCATCCGCGGCGATGAGCCAAAGCCGTTCGCCGACCCGCACGGATTTTTCGCCAGTGACCCGGAGCAGGGAGACCGGCCCGCGTCTCCATCCTGGCGCATCGCCGGGTACGCGGTTCTGGCCGCTGGCGTGATCGCGGTTGTGATGATGATGACGATGGGGTGCGGGCTGCGGACCGAATCGCCAGAGCCACCGTTGGCTGGCGTGGCGACCGTCCAATGCCACGAATGCGGCGGCGGCGGCCGAGTAACCAGCACATGCACATGCTGCAAAGGTGCGGGCAAACTAGAGGGAAGCACACACGAATGGGCCGTGTGCGTCTGCTGCAAAGGCGCGGGTATGGACCGCAATACATGCCCCGTCTGCCGTGGTTCTGGCCGGCTGATTAAAACCACCGACCCCTGAGTCGTTTCGACCGCTGGCGTCGCGGCGGTGTTGATGGTGATGTTCGTGAGGTGACGAGATGCGAAGCGACATTCCTGACCCCAGATTGACCGCTGAACCGCGCCGCGAAATGAAGGGCGCTGGCGGTGTCAACGACATGGCGTTCCTCGCGTTCCTGATTTTGCTGCTCTCTGCGGCGTTGATCGTGATGTTCGGGAGGTGAGCCGGTGGAAAAAGAACGCAGCATGACGAATCTGCTGTTGGCCATCATCGCGCTTGGGTTGGCTGCACTGTATGCGGCGTCTTGCAACCATTTTGACCGCGCCGTGGAGCGCATCGAAAAGGCGATCAACCGGTACGCCACGCCGAACAGCGACGGCAGCCCACGATAGCCCTGATTCTCTCGCCCAGTGTTTCAAAGGAGTCTTCTCATGCGTTACATTCTCGCGGCCCTGGTAGTGGGCCTGTTCCTCGGTTCCGCGGCGTTCGCGGCCGATCCACCGAAGGCCGCTCCGACTTACCACCTCGAGCGCCAGTGCCACGGCCGCTCTTGCCAAATGGTCTGGGTCCAGGACGCCACCCCGATCCCGACTTCCCCCACGGCTACGGCCTGTCCGTGCCCCACTGGCACCTGCACGGCCGGGGGCGCGTGTACGTCGGGCCAATGCGGGATGACGGGCTGTAACGCGGTCCAGGGCGAGACTTATACCTCCGCAGCATATTCGTCGTCGGGCGACCGCTGGCACTTGGGGGACCGCATCCGCGAACGCCGGGCCTCTCGCCGCGGCGGGTCTGGCTCATGCTCGTCCTGCGGCGGATAGCGTCGTTGTTCGCCCTGCTCTGCGTTCGAGGGTCAAAAGGTTCGGTGAGCAGAAGCCTTTGGACACCCCGGGCCAATGCAGGAGCGGCGGCCCGGGGCTTTTTCATGCCGGCGGCACAGTGAGGGGGAGAGCGAGTGGCGACTGTAATTACACCGACAATCCCGACGTTTAGTCAGCCGCTTGCGCCAACTTCGATGGCCTCGTTCACGACGCCCGGTTCAATGCTGACGCTCGATTTAACCGTTAAGCAGTACGCCTACCTCTACTGCCGCATCGGCCGAAACGTGGCAACGGCGCTGACCCGTGCCGCTTACATTTCGATTCGCCGGCAGATGAACACGACGTTAAATGGGTTCCCGGCCAACCCGTACGACTTCATTTCGTCCACAGCGGCAGTCAACGCGACGACGGTCAGCAGCGGCGGGGCGGCAGCGGCGACGACTATGGTCCTTGCCAGCGGAACCGGATTCGCGGCCCAGCAGATTTGTTGCGCCCAGCTTGCGGCGGCGCGCTGCGAATTCTTCGGCATTGACGATCTGACCTCAGCGACGATCACGATTGATCGGGGCAGCGGGTTCCTTGTGACGCACAACGCGAGCGACGTGGTGACGAATGGAGCGGACTGCGGTGCTATACTGCTGCCCGGCGGGGCCGTCTATGAAATCACGCCGATCAACAACAGCGGGCAGACGGTAGTCATGGCGATCGATGCGGAAGTCCACGCCAGCGACACGGCGGTCTAACGATGCATCCTCATTCCGACACTCGATACAACGCGGTCGCGGCTGACGGGGCCGTTGATTGGGATCACCCGTTGAATGCGAATCCGCGCGGCAAGCGGGTTTTTTGGGGATTCATGTCGCCCGACATCCCGGCCGCTGGCACACGATTGCTAAATCTCTGCGGCCGGCAGCACGGCACCATCGTCGGAGTTGCGCCGGGCACTCCGATGTGGGGAGCTGGGCCGAATGCACAAGGGAGCTCGCTTGCCTTCGCCGGCTCCGCATCCAGCTATGTTGACTTATCGTCAATCTTGGCCGTCCCCGGAACTGGTGACTATGCTGTTGCTGTCACGGCCAAGGTCACCACATCGGGCACTCAGGTCGCGATGGGGAGCAGCACTTCGGGCACCAGTTGGTGGCTCGGAGAATCCACTGCAGCGGAGTTCACCTCGGGCAGCACGAGCGTGAACGGTCCAGCCATCGCCGATGGAAAATGGCACCGATTGCTGGGCACTCGCATAAACGGACAGATTTATCTTTTCGTGGACGGCGTCTTGGCCGGCGGACCGTCGGCCGACGCGAGCAATTTCACGACTGGCGGGGTCGCCATCGGCAATTTTGGCGTTGCGTTCGGCGCTTTCGCGTGGCCCGGGTCGTGTGCCGATGCCGTTCTGTGGATGGGCATGGGCATCACCGCGACTCTCGCCGCCCTGGACTTCAGGCTGTCCAATATCGGCTACCGCGTCCCCGACAGCCCGCTCCGGTGGATCAGCACGCGGACGTGGTTCGTCCCGGCTAGGACCGGCGGCCTCCTGATGAAACGACGGAGGGCCGCGGCATGAGCATTATTTATGCGCCTGGCGTCACGTCTAAATCCGTATTCGTCCAGATTGTTGACGACAGCGGACTTCCTGTGACTAGCTTGGTTGCTGCGACGTTCCCTAGCCTCACCTACTGGATAGCCGGGGCCAATGCCGCCGTCGCGTTTCCGTCGCTAACGGACTTATCCACGATTACCACCGCATTTTCGGCCGGTGGCGTCAAGGAATTGTCTGGTGGCGGGTATCGCCTGGATTGCCCGGATGCTATGTGGTCCAGCGCCGGGAAGGTGAAGATCATTGGCGAAGCATCCGGCAAACACGTTCTTTGTGAGGTCGTTGACGTTTCTTATCCGCAGGTGGACGTTCGCCAGCTTCTCGGCACGGCGTGGCTGACCCCGGGCGTGGCCGGAACGCCGGACGTGAATGTCAAAACCGTTGGGGCGGTCAACCAATCCGGCGGCGATCTTTATGCCGCTGTCACTAACATCGGTGTCACGACAGCGGCGCTCAATGCGACAGCGGCCAGCGCGACCTACACGACGGGCAGCGACACTGGCGGATTCGCAAACACGGCGACTCTCGACGGCGTCTATGATTCTGTGACGGACACGGCCGGGACGGTGGATTTCTACTATCAGTTTTCTCTTGGATCGACCGGCCAAACTGGAGTCGGCGTCAACTGGATCGGCTACGTCGTCGGCGTGGCGAACACTGTCAAAGCCTACGCCTACAACTGGGGCAATTCGGCGTGGGACCAAATCGGATCGGTGGTCGGCATCACAGGCACGATGAACGGGACACAGGATTGGGAGTTGACCAGCGCCCATACGGGCACCGGAGGCAATCTCGGGCTAGTGCGCATCCGGTTCAGCGCCACCGGGCTTGTCACATCCACCACTAAGACGGACCGCATCCTCTGCGGATACGTCAACGTGCAGGCGTTTCCGACCAACTTTGCCGCGCAGTCGATCGATGCAAGCGGCCGGGTAGACATCGGCAAGGCTCTCGGCACGGCAGTGACGCTCGACAGCAACAACGTCCTCAATGTCAGCGCGAAGTATCTCGGAGGCACGTTGCAGACGGGGGCCGACGTCGGCTCGCTGGCGACAGAGATCAACGCCGACACGGACGAATTGATTACCTCGGTCGCCGCCATCCCGACGACGCCGCTGTTGGCCGCCAACGTGCCGGCGAACTTCGCGGTGCTGGGCATCACGGCTGGTGGCAAGATCAGCGAAGTCGTGCTGACGGATACGGTGACGACCTATACCGGCAATACGCCGCAGACGGGGGATGCGTATGCGCAAACGATCGACGGGACGCATGGCCTGAGCGTCCTCTACATACTCCTGAACTCCCTCCAAACGGGGCTGATTGTCACGTCTGGCAACCTCGCGCAGACCGGCAGCACGTCATCTTCGATCAAGCTGAACTCGGCCGAGTCCGCGACCAACAGCTTCTACGTCGATTGCTGGGTCCGCATCTACTCGGGGACCGGAACGGGACAGGCTCCCCGGCGGATCACGGCGTACACCGGCGCCACGCGGGTTGCCGCTGTGACACCCAATTGGAACACGACGCCCGACGCGACTTCGGTTTATACGATCGTGGGGATTGCGGCCGTGGACGTGGGGGCGATCAACAATGTCAGCACGTCGCCGGTGACGGCGGTCAAGGCTATCCAAGGGCTAACGACAGCGGACACGATCGCGACATACACTGGGAACACGCCACAGACCGGAGACGCCTATGCGGCGATTGAATCCAGCGCAGTCCTGAACCCCTGGACGCCGGCCAGCCTTGGCGCGGACTTGGCCCTCTGGATCGAGGGAGCGACGGTCAAGGCCGGCGGCATCACGCTCAGCGGAGTCGGCAGCCCGCCGCCAACCGTGGACAGTTCGGGCCGCGTACTGTTCAGCGGCAGCAACTCCTACTCCATGAGCGGCGCGATCGACATTCCCGACATGCAGTCATTCACGATCTATGCCGTCGGTACGCGGGTCCCAAACTCAAATTGGTACGTCCTCAATCACTCCGGCGGGTCCGGAGCGATGGGGATCACAAACGCGAACTTGGTAGCCTTCCATATTGGCGACGATGACCCGCAGGCCGCAACTTACATCGGCTCGAATCTGATCCTGGCGCGGTGGCGACAGATCAACCTCACTGTATCGTCGAACGACGGCAAGTTCACTGGGTCTGGGTTGAGCGGGATTGACCTGGACTTGAGCAATGTCGTCGGGGCGCCGCAGTTTGACCAGATCGGCACACCGATGGACGCCGGCAACAATCTGGCGGCCCTGCTCATCGTGGAATCTGACACGGTAGCCGATGGCACCGACGCCTTGATCCAGTCGTACCTGCTTAAGCGTTTCGCTGGCCCGGGCACGGACGTTCTCGGCAGCTACATCCAGAACGACGCCGCGGGGACGACAACGCTGCTCTCCCGGCTCAGCAGCACGTTGACGACGGCCCTTGCCACGCTCGCCGGCCACGACCCGGGAGCTACGCTGGCGAGCCGGACGAACATCACAGCGGCATCGGGCGTGGCCCTGTCGGCGACCGGCCTGGACGCCATCGCCGTGACCGACCCCGGCGCACCGGCATCTCAGACGACGCTGGCGAAGATGATCGTCGGCATCTGGCGAAGGCTCTACAAGAAAGCCACCCTGACCGCCACGACGTGGACGCTGTTCAAGGATGACGGGACGACGCCCAATAGCTCGTCCACTGTCTCGGACGACGGGACAACCCAAACTCAGGGGCCGTTTAGCTGATGCGACTATTCAGCATTCCAGGGACCGGGCTGACGAAGCTGCGGGCATGGCTGCTCAGCACTCCCTTTGACTTGTCATGGGGAAAAGCGCCGCCCCCAGGCCGAGCCGTCATGCTGCCGGTCCGTCTCTGCGCCTATAACGTGATGCCGATTGACTTGGACCCAAAGAACATCATGCCGGTCAAGCTGGACGCGAAAAACGTGATGCCCGTTAAATTGTCGGAGCGATGACGTGAAGCAGAATCTTCAAGCTGACCAATGTTCGATGGGCGACTCGGCCACGTTCCCAGGCACCAGCATCGTGGACATGACCGGGTGGACACACCAATTGCAGAGCTTCACCGACTCCCACAACAACCCGGTCGCGTGTGTGCCCACGTTCACCGTAATTGGACCGTTGCAGGTCAACCTGACATTCGCATCGGGGTTCACCGAGTCATTGCCGGCGGGAGATTACTTCTTCGTCTGGAAGCGGATCGACCTGAACAACATGGCCACGCTGGCGAAGTTCAAGTGGGTCATCAAGGACGACACCAAGCCGGCCCTAACCGGCTGATCCGCTCCCACCCGTGGCTGACGGATCGCTGAGCGGCGAGATGCCGAGAGCGGCGAGCAGACGGCGAACATGTCCTCGTGTCGGCATCGGGTGATTTCCAAAATACCAACGGCGTTCTGGCAGCGACAGAGCGGTTCCGCGGCATTCGATCCATATAGTCTGGCCAAGTTTCCCGAACCGGAAATCTAAATCACGGGAGTCGTCTGCCACGCTTCGCAGCCATTCCTCCGTCACCGGTTCCCCGTCATCCCTCCACCCCGTGGCCGGCGGCTGCTCTGATGCGCACAATTCGGGGTCGCGGACAAAACAGGGATTGCCGTATCGGTGGACGAGGCTGGCGTCATCAGGTTGGCCGCATGAACAGCGTGGACTGCCGCCTGTGGTCGGCGGCTGCGTGGCGGCGATGTGGTCGGCGGCCTCTATGAGCAGCCTGTATGGACCAACGGCCTTGTGCCACTCGGCTGGGTTTGTGACGAGTGTGACGTCAGCATCACGTTTCCACTCTGCGGCCCATTCCCGCAATCCCGCTTCAATCTCGTTCGGCGTCATGGCGTCTCCTCAATGGGGCATCCAACTGTTTTGGCTTTCTCCCATGCCGCAATTAGGGCATCGCCGAGTGGCGAGAAATACTGATGGTCATAGACGTTGGCGAACGTCTTGCCGTTGATGATTTCCGTGTGCGTGGAACCGTGATCCGAGAGCAAGATAACGCCCTTGTCCGGCTCTACGGTGCAGACTGCCGTTTCCAGAGTCTCTCGAATCGACGCCAATCGCCGGTTCGATCCCTGCCAAGATTTCTCCAACAAGTCGATTTGGTGGCAGAGACGCTCGATATGCGACCTCCAAACGTCGCCGGCCTCACGGTCCTTGACCAAATCCAGGCAGTCGCTTCTTAGGTTGCTCATGGCGTCTCCTTGGGTGCGGGCTTGGCGACGGCGAGGGCGGCACGGGCGATGCTTTGCAGATGCTGCCGACAGTCGCCGCTATAGTCATGCTTCCAGCACGGATCGTCTGCCGTGGCGTGGTTGGCGATCTGCTCCAGCGCCGCCACCAGAGCGTCATAGGTGTTCCAGCGCCTGACAAGCATCAGTCCGTGCTTTCCCTTGACTGATTTATCGCCCTTTCCATGGGTCACCTCAGCGATCAACTCGCCGCCTGTCTCATAGGCGTAAATGTGCCCGTCGATTCCAAGGTGCAACTTTTCCGGTGTGTGCATCATGATCCTCCTTTAAGGGCGGCACGGGCGGATTCGACGGCAGTGGCAAGAACGCGAAGATCGGCGCCATAAGGCGAACCATCAAGATCGCTGATACGCCACTGTTCAGGCAAGGCGGTGCATTTTGGGCGCGCCGCCCACTCCGCAAATGGCCCCGCAGCCTCCAACACGGCCAGCAGTTGCTCGCGGATGCGCGCGGCGGAGATAAGGGAAAGCAGTTCGTCGGATAACATGACTCCCCAGACGTGACGCTCGGGATGCGTAGCGGCGGCTTCCAGCCTGTCCAGGTCTACGGACGAGAGGGTCATTGGGCGAACCCCTTTGGCGTTGGTGGTTTGGAAGGTTCGAAAAACTCCACCTTCTTAACGGTTTTGCCGTCATCCAGGTATTCGATCGACTTCACTCGCGGGCATTTGCCGACGTGCAAACGTCCGCACCAACGGCATAGACCAGGCGGCGGCTTCATTGGGTCGGTTCCTTTGTGGCGAGCAGGACGAGGATGGCTTGGGCCTCGTCGGCGGCAAATGACATCCCCGGCACGGTATTGATGATGTTCTGGCACCGACTCGCGATAGCCGTATCCCGTTCGGCTTGTAACTCGATCGAGCGGCGGGCGACGGCGAGCCAGAACATCTTCGACACATCGTCGGCAACGCTCCAGTCGGCCATTTCAGGATCGCCGCGAAGCATCCACGCCCGCAGGTCCCGGGCCAGCGACTCAAGATCCATTGGGTCAGGCTCCTAAAATGATCGGCGACTTTTTCTTGAGTCGAGTATACCTACAAAAATAACGGACGCCGGGTATGGAAAGAGCGTTCAACCGCCTAAGTTCTCGTTTCGCCTGAGCAGCATCCCGCATTATTTCGGCAATTGTCACTTGCTCAGCCAATCCAACCCGGACGATTGCCCAAGCTGGTTCCCATTCCCAATGACGCCGCATCGCATCACTCTCCTGCGAAAAGGCAGCGGTCGCGGATAGTCTCAAGCGTCTTCCGCATGTCGTGGCCGTTCTCAATCGCAATGTAATTGCCGGTCCCGCGTCAGCATCGCATCAAGCCCGGCGGAGATTTCTGCAACAGTTGGCGTTTTCATCGACCTGCCTCCTTTGCGTCCGCCAGCTTTGCGAGGATCACGGCATGACAAGCGATCTTCGGTTCGCCCGGCGACCAGTTGCAACACCAGCAGCCAAGCCGCTTGCCGCGAAGTTCGGGAAGCCGCTCGATATGAGCGGGCGACTTTAAAATCCACGCCCGGTAAAACAAACACGCCAAGGCGGCATCCAGGTGTGGCGCGCGGACACTATTGTCGATGTCGTCCGCGAGAATAACGACAGCCACGCTCCGCTTCATGCCGACCTTGAACGGGTTGCCCCAGACAGACGCTTTCCAGTGCTGGGGGCGGAATACCGCTCGCCCAACATACACAAAGTCCATGTCGGCCAGCAGAATGTCGCGGTCGAGGCCACGGACTGAAATCACGGTTGTCACGGTTTCTCCTTTGCGTCCGGCTGGGCGGCGAGACGACGGATGGCGGCGTCCACGGCATAGTGATAGTCTCGCAGCGCGGCCGCTCTGTCGAAGTCGGCGGCTAAAATGGCGACCTCTTTGATGACGTTGAATCCTTCCTTGCCAACGGCCACCAGCAACCGGTCGCGCTCCAGCCGTCGCACCTCGGCGTCTGGGGTGGATTCGGACGAGAGCATGGCCGCGGCGGCACGGGCGTTAGCGGCTTGCTGGCGGTTGAAGACCTTCACGCTCTCATCGTTGCCGCAGAGTTCCTCGACGGCAACCGCTGCGTCATTGATGCTGATGATGTCTTGCAGCCATGCCAGCACGGCGTCTCGGCTCAGTTCGTCGGACATGGGGCCTCCAGGGCCTTGATCGCATTGTCGAAGTCCTCGCACACGCCACAGACACACAGTGGCGGATGGTTCGGGCTGCGACGCTTCGCCTTCACCGCCTCCAGCAGCGCTAGCCACCGGGCGGCCGTGCCTTCGCGGACTTCGATCATCTTGTAATCGCCCGCGACCTGAGGCGGCAGAGCGGCCAGCAGTTCGCGGAATCGGTCTGCGTCGCTCATGGCTTGGCTTGCTCCTGGGGTTCGGCCGCGAGGGCGGCGACAACACCTGATTCGTGCCACTCCGACGGGTAGAATCGGGCCTTGTCAGCGAAGTCCCGGCAGACCCGCACCAGCCGATCATGCCGCTCGCGGAGAGCGGTGTAGGCATCGGCAATTAGGTCGGTGTCGTCTCGCATCCTGCGCCCGACGATCACGGCATTGGTCACTAGACAGTCAGAGTGATGGCCGTAGACCGATTCGTCGGATTCGCCGGTTGCAATACGCTGTCGCCGCTCATATGCCGCATCCACTTCGTTCTCGGTCGTTGGTCGGGTCATAGGGGAGTCTCCGGGAGAGGTCGCCGCCAGTGGGCCGCGCCACTCTGGGGTTCACTTTTGCCGGCACAACTTCCGGTATCGTTCCTCGAAGTCCCGGTTCACCGGATTCTCGTCGTCCAACGCCCGCTCCAAGTCGAGCATCAGGTTGAAAGCATACAGGCCGGCTCCGTTCAGGTACGCCTCGCGGACGTTGGAGTGCATTGTCGCCATCGCGGTCTTATTGACGGGAACAGGCTTCCCGGTGAGTCCCGCCCAGTGCTTTTCCTTGATGGCTCGTTGACGGCCAGGACGGTACATTCTCTCCTCCCCATCGAAGTGTATTTCAAACTGCCGCGTGTGCCGCTCGCTGCGCACGCGGCCGCTTTACGATGCCCCCTGACCCCCATGACAAATGGAGGCTAGGAACCGTTCGGAGGGTCCGCAGTCGCGGATGCCCGGCTTACTGCCGTGGTGGCCATCGCTGGCCAAACACTCCCTTGCGAGGATTCTTGCGGCAGGGCCGTCGCCGGTCGTACCCGCCGGCAACTTCGGAGTGCGGCAAATAAGGCCGCTATTTCGGTTCAATCGGGGTGCCCACTCATGGGTTACTCCTAAGCTCTTCTGGCGGAATAATCACAGACCAAGACAGCTGGGTCGTTCCGGTCGCATGGATAGCCCATCGCCTGGAGCTTTCGCAGCGCCTTGCGGATTCCAAAGAGCGTGTAAGGCCCGCGGCGGACGCCCTGCTGCGGCGTGAATGCCTGTTTTTCGGTGTCCCACGTCAGAACGTACAGTTTCGGCTTGCTCATCGTGCCTCCACGGGTTCAGGGAACGGACAGAATGCGGACGATTTCCACTTGCATCGACGGCCGCCATACTCCGGCATCTAAGCCAGCCGCCGTCAATGAATCGATCATGGATGCCTGCGCGGCGCTCACGATCCCCGTCTCGGTTTTCACTTCACGGAACAACAGCAATCGGCGGACCTCATGCCACAGCGTCAAATCGAGCCAGCCGGACTTGGACCGCCGACTATTCGTCTGGTGGTGCCATTGCCACTTGTTCTCGTCAGCCCGGTCCGTGACCCACTGTTGGAATTCCTTTTCGGCTGTGTCCTCATCGACTTCCTCGACCGGCGTGGGGGCATCGAATCGCTTGTGTCCGACGACGACTCCGCCCCGCTCCAGCGCAAGCTGGGTGTAGCGCTCAATGGCGTCGGCCGATAATGCGTCGCCGCGCTTGCTCACGGTTCGCTCCGGGATGATGCCACGGGGTTACTCCTAAACCGGTTCGTAGGTCGCGGCGAAGATGTCCGGCTTGCACGGGTAAAATTCGCCCTTCACGCCCTTGATGATCCAATCGCCGGGGTCGGCCCGCATCTCACCTTCCAAGGTGTGAATGATGATGCCGCCGGCCTTTTCCGAAGTCACGACTTCGGCGAGAAACAGGGCCAGTTCTCGCGTCAGATAATGACCGCTTACCATGCCCGTGAATTGGATGGCCTCGATCACAACCGGGCGTTTTCGGTACTGTCCCATCGCAGTCACTCCTTAATTCCGAGTTCCGAACAGAGCAGGTGGACGACGTCGGCGAGATAACGGCATTCGGTGCCCTGTACTTGCTCGCCGCGTTGATCGACCAACACCAATCGACCAATGATCGTGTAGCTGACTGGTCCTAGCGAGAACAACTTTTCTACCGCTCGCTCCACCTGGGCCTTGGTCCGCGGCGGGGCGGCCGACTCTGAAGCCTTCCTGACGACACAGGCGATCAACTCCGGGTAAAACATCGGCGGCGTACTTCCGTGGCCGTGGTTGCCTCCTGGGCACTGGCACGGGAACTCGCCGAGCAGTCGGCCGATCTCATCGAGGATTTCGCCGCCAAGCTCGGCGTTACACACTTCGTCGCGGAGCCGTTTGTTCTCGGCTTCAAGCTCGCGGATTCGGTGTATGAGAGAGCGGGTTCTGGCTTGATGCCGGCGGCCGGTGGTCCGCAGCAATTCGCGTTCATCATCCAGCGTGGGCCACGTTGCGGCCGGTGGGGTTGTCATGATGGCTCCTTGGGGTCAGGAAACTTCACTCCGGGGGGAAACTTGATTCGAGGGAAATATCCTAACGCCCAAAGACGCGAGACGTGCTTGCAAACCGTCGGATCGTTCTGCCGCTTCCACGCCATCGACCCGCAGGTGCAGGTCAACCCGTACTCGGTATTCGCCACGGTGTAGCAGAAGTCCTTCATTGGCTCGCCGTTGTCCTCCAGTCTCTGAACCGTGTACGCTGGCCCGGAAATGTCCTGGACGCCTTCAATTGGCGTGACTCTGTAAGTGCTGCATTCGCCGGCGGTCCCACTGATCGTGATTACGTCAGACTTCGGCATGTGCCCTCCACGGCATCTCGGGTAACGGCGAACCGTTCGGCATCCGCCAAATCAGTTGAATCCACGCCAGCACCGACTTCCGTTTCGGTCGCCCCCGAGGTTCGGGATACTCGCGGCGGATGATCTTCCGTTGCAGGGCGTGGTTCTCGGCGTGGTTCGTCTCAACGATGCCGTGACAAATGCGGCAGACCCCCGCCAAGTTGAGCGACACGTCGATCGGTGTCCCGCCCATGCCCTTCTTGACGAACGTATGGTGAGGATCGCGGTATTCGGTGTACCGGTGGCAGCGTTCGCATCGTCCCGGTCCTTTGAATCGTCGGACTGTCGCGGGGTCGGACCATTTCACTGGATCACCTCCGATCACAGGGCCGCGCGTACGGCCGCGTCCTTGGATTCGAGCAACTTCCGCAGGGCAACCGTCGTCTCCTGATTGTCGGGGGCGCGTTCGGCGACCTGGTGCGCCAGAACCGCGAACGGTAGCGAAACCGCCTTCAGCTTCTCCGGCAGGTGTTCGTAGGCGAAGAATTTCAGGACGTGCGCAATGGCTGGGTGCATGGTCAGTCTCCTTTAACGAGGTAGTCAATCGTGCAACGCAACGCGATGGAAAGCCGCAACAACGTGGCCGCTCCTGGCTCGCTCCGCCCGCGTTCAATCTGCCAGATGCCGGCTTTGCTCATGTCTGTGTTCGCCGCCAGCGTGTCCAGGGAAAGGCCGTGTTCTTTGCGCATGGCCTTCACTCGTTTGCCGATGGCGAACCGGAAGCCTTCGTTGTCGTCCAGGTAGCGGAAACTCACGGTTTCGCCCTCACCGTAAAACCTTCAACGCCGTGAATCGGTGGAATCGCTTCGCCCTTCGGCGCTATCGCCAACCGGGCCTCGGTGCCGTCGAAATTGACGCAAGCCCCATTCAAGTCGAGGCCCAGCGGCAGGCCGAGAAACTTGAACGGCGTCCCGCAGTCCATGCACTTCACGGTCACGTCAACGCTGAAACGGCCGATGTCCTCGATGCGGGCGACATTGCAAAAGCAGTCGAAGTTTTCGTGTTTGCAAGGCGTCATATCCCCCGTCCCTCCCCTCCCCGGCCGGACAAGTCCGGACCGGGGCGACTCGGTTACTTTTTCGCTTCGAGTGCCCAGACGATTCGGACAAGCAAGAAATTCGTGGCCATCCAAGAGAGCATGAAGCCCCAGAACATTGCTTCACTCACGGCATCTACTCCTTGGGCGCGTCGGGGTTGCTGTCCATCGTGAACTTGCACTGCGGGAACCGGCTGGTCATCACCCAGGCCATCACGCGCAGTTCGGCGTTCTCATCCCCCAGGCCGGTGAGGATGCGGTCGATCTGGTCCATCGCTACGGTTTCGGGATTCCGTCGCCGTGTGGTTTCGGTTGTCGCTTCGCTCATGGGCCTGACGTCCTCTTGTTGGTGACCGTCCCGTTAAGGGCCGGTTTGGGTGGATCAGGGCGAACATATCCTCTGGGCGCAACCGCAATCCGCGCCCGATCGCTCGGGGAAACCAACGCTTCCCGTGACGGCATTTCGTCGCGGAGCCGGTCGTAAATCTCGCCGAGCTTATGGTGAATCCAGCCGTTTCGCTGACGCAGCCAAACGGCCAACTCGGAGCCGCTCCGCGCCTGCATGGCGGCATCGGCGACCATGCCGAGCAATTCGTCGCGGTAGGCGTTGATGAATTCGGTGCGGTCCATGCGTCTCACGTCCTCTACTCAAACAGGCCGGCCTGAACCGGCTCCGGGGGCACGGTTCCTACTCACAAAGGCCGTACTTGCTGACGCAGGTTCCCGCCGCCGCGTCGGCTTCGACGTAGGGAAGGCTCAGCCGCGTCCCGCCGCGTTCGGTCTTGCTCCAGGCCACAACGTCGTCAATGAAGTTCATCTCCATGCCGGGGACGCATGGGGCAAAGAACGTGCGTCCGACCCGTTTTTCCCAGCCGCGAATCTTGTCGATCATTTCCGGCCGGCGAGCGTTCCATTCGCGAACGTCGCCCTTAGTGCTGTTGATGCACGGGGCGCAGCCGACGCGGTTGAAACCCATCGTGTATAGCGGGTTGATCTTCTCGCCGGCTTTCTGGACGTAATCGAAACACCGCTGCTTGGACCACAGCCGGAGTGGGTAGTGGATTAGACAATCGAAATAGTCGTCGTGCCTTGTTGCTGGGGTGTCCTTGCGCCGTCGGCTTTCGTCTTGCCGAACGCCGACGTATCGCTCAAAGTCGATCCCTTTGCCAACAAGGTTCTCTTTCGACCAGCGGGCTTGCGGGGCGAGTTTCAGGTGTTCAGTGCAGAATTGTCGCGTTGCTGAAGGGAATCTTCCCTTCAGCAACGCCATGAGGTCGAACGACAGCGGGTCGTCAGGCTTCAGCCCCATCGCGGGGATCGCTCCTGCCTCGCGCCCGCACATATCCACGATTAGAGAGGGGACCACCGTGAGCGGAAAAACCGTTGCCGAGTATTCATTGATGAACTCGGTGGTAATCGGGTCTTCATTGCCACCGGCATCGCAGTTCAACATGATGATGTCTTCCGCCGGATAGCGGCGGCGCACCCATAGCGCCGTCGCTTGGGAATCGATCCCGCCGGAGAATCCAACAACTCGTTTCGTCGGCATCGGTAGGTCCTCTACTTGGGCTTGCTCCGCCGCCACGACGCCCGTTTGGGACAGGTCGCCGCATGAGCGACGTATCGGGCCTCATCGACTTCGGTGAACAGGTCACGACTCAGGTACACGGCCGCGCCGTTGCGGTTCACGATCTTGCCGTCCGATCGCGGTTGGGCGTCGAGGGCGATTCGGGAACCGCTCTCGGCTTTGGCCCAGATCAGATCGGCCTGGCATTCGGGACACTTCGATTCGTCCATCGGTACTGGTCCCCATGCGGTTTCGATTGCATCCATTCGGTAGTCACTCCACGGGCTGCCGTCGGAAGTTCTTATCCTTCGCCACGGGCGGTAAAGGAACGACCGGCCCCTGGACGTATTTGCCCCAGTTCTCGTGCGCCTCATCCCAGCCGGCTTTCCAGAGTTGCCGGAGCCAGCCCTGGGTGACGGAGCAGTACGGGTTGTAGCGCTGCGACTTCCCGGCAATGCGGGTGTCGCAGCCACGGTTAAAGGCGAGGTCGCCCTGGCGGAGCATGTCGGCGAGCATTACTCGGCCTCCCCGTTTGATTCGGGGTCGCTCTTGGCCATCTTGACCTTCACCTGGGTAACGTCGGTGAAGTTCACTTCGTATCCGTCCGGCGAGGTGTACTTGGTCGCGCCGCCAAGCTCGGCGTGATGCTTGTGAATCTGCGCGATCAACTCGTCCTTGGCTTCCTTCTCAGCTTGGGTGAGCGGGAGACGTTCGTGCATCGCGTCGCAATAGCGCTCGATGGCGCTATCCAGGGTCGGGATGCGCGGCGGCTCCATGCCCTCCAGGTGTTGTTGCTTGAGCCTCGGTGCCCGCTTCTTCGGGGCGGCCTTCTTCGGGGCTTTCTTCGTCTTTGCCACGGGTCATACTCCTTGGGGGAAAAGGGCGACTTCTGTTAATTTGGCGAGTTGAGCTTCCTGATAGACCCGCATCCTAGCCAGCAAATCCGGGTCGCCTCGCAGTCGATCGACCGGCACGTCTAACACGCGCCGGTAATAGTCCCGGTCCATGTCGATCGGGAACAATGGCCAAGTCTGACTCGGATAAAACCCCTTGTTGTTGCGGGCGTAGTCGGCTTCGGCCTGACGGAACGTCGCGTTCCATTTGATCGAGCAAGCCCGCTTCCAAGTGATGATCCACGCGCCGACTGCGGGGCCGTCAGTGAACGTGCTGCGCCTGCGGGCGGGAAAGTAGTCGGCCGTCGTGTGCTTTAATTCGCCATCGGTTGTGACCACGGCCCGCGGCACTTTGTTCGGCGGGAATTCGTAGCCACACAAACAAACGCGGCGAGCCATCACCCGCGAGCATTCGGGGCAGACCACCGGCGGGGATTCTTTCTTGGCCCTTATCCGATCGGCTCGGCGGTGATAGACGCTGCTGGCGGTGTCGTTGAGCATCCAGGCTCGGTCGATATTGAGGGAGCCATGCCGCCAGAAGTTGCCGCCGTGGTCCTGGAAGTTGACCGACTCCAGACCAAGCGAAGCTCGCAGAAGTCGGCCGCCTGCCTGTAAATAGCTCTGCACACTTCCGAAGATGGTGGCGAAAATTCCGTGGGCAAGCCACGGAGCATTAACGCCTTCCCGCAAGACAAAGCGGTTACACAATACACCGATACGTCCTGTTCGGCTTTCATTGAGAAGCTCCTGCCAGAGGTCGTCCGTCTTGCGGTGCAACTCCCCGTCGATCCAAATATGCTCGCCGTCGATATGCGCGGCCCGAACGCCCTTGGCCGTGAACTGCTGGGCGAACCAGATTGATTCGTTGACGCCGGGAGCGAACAAGATCGACGGCCGGCGGTCGGCGTTCAGCCGTTGGTAGTGTTTCCAGATTCGACCGTGCAGCGCGACAAGGTTAGGCGTCGGCTCGCCGTCCACCACCTTGCCCATGATTTTCTGTTGTTGCGTGTCGCTCAAATCCTCACCGTCGGCCGGCTTCGACTTCAGCGCCTTGAGCGCCGCCATGTCCGGCTCATCGGGCGCGAAGTGATGCGCGAGAACCAACGCTCCGCACTGGCGGAGTTCCGAGTTCGTGCCGGCGACGATCAAGTCATCACAAACGTCACCCATCCCGAGCGGGGTAGCCGTCACGTCCAGAGTGAACGCCCCGCCGTCGGTATGCCGCCGACGGATGATGAGGGCCTGACCGGTCGTGTGCAAGTGGCCCTCGTCCACAATCGCAAGGTCGCCCGGGCCGGCGGCGTGGAGGCTCCACTGGCCGCGTTTCAGGACGCGGGACACCTCGGTTTGCATTGAGCAGATTTGCACCGGCTCATCGAGTTCATGGTCATGTCCTGCGGCGCGAACGCCGAACGGAATGCGGGCTGCGGTGAGGCTATCGATGAGTTGCGAGACAAGGATTTTGCGGCTGGAGTAGACGGCCACCTTGCGGCGCAGTCCGACCACGGCGCGGATCACGTCTTCGATGATGACGGTCTTGCCGCCGCCGGTCGGGGACGTTAGGCAGACTCGCCGAACGCCGCGATCGTAGCAGTCCAGGAACGCGGCGAGCCCGCGCAATTGGTGAGGCCAACGGTCCATGTCAGTGCGCCGGTACCGGCATCCTTGAAGTTGTGGCGGCCCATTCCTCGAACTTCTTTTTCCATGCAACCAAATCGTCGCGGAGCCGTTCGGCTTCGCCGGAGTCTCTCACGCCATAGAGTTTGGCGAATGTGTCCACCTGCCGCATGAGTTGGCCGTAGCCGTCGCGGAGCGGTCGCCAGTCGAAAGCGGCCTTGCCGCCCTGGCCTTTGCCGGACGACGGGCGGGGCGTGTGAGTGCCGGGTTCGGTGCGCCCAGATTTGGCCGCCGACCGCTCAGCAGCGCAGCCTTCGCAGCCCTTCGTATGTCCGCCGTCGGGGTATTTGCGGATGCAGTTGTGACAGCGGCGATCGGGCTTCGTGGCGGGCTGCTGGCGGCCATCCTTGCCGGTGACCTTGCCGTCCAAGGGTGTCACTGTGACCCCCCCGTCACAGTGCGCGGTTTCCAAGTCGCGTTGAACCGTCGCCGTGCTGACTTCCTCGGCCTCGGCAATAGCGCGAATGCTCTGGCCTTCCTGCCGCGCTTCGACAACCCGGCCGACGCGGGCTTGCTTCCGTTCCTCTTGCTCAGTCGTCGTTAGATGCCGCCGATGGAGGTTGGCCGTCTCAACGAATTGGTGGGCCTGGTCAACGGTCCCCTTGAACGTGATGCGCTTCGGTTTAATCCCCGCCGCCTTCGCCGCCTTCTCGCGGGTGCGGCCGTCCAGAATCATGTTGCGATAGACCACCGTTGGAAAGCGGCGGTCGTATCCATGCTCGCGCATGTTGTCCGTAATCTCGGTCAGCTTCTCAGCCGAGACGGACGGGTATTCTTCGGCGAACGGGTGCGGCTTCATCTCGGGTGTCATCCTCCATTGCCCGTGGGGGCATTGACTCAATCCGTGCCGCTGGGGCTTGCGGCTCAAATCGTCAGCGGGCGGCGGGCAGGTTAATTGCTTCGGGCATGCGCAGCCGGTGCCAAATGTCCGTCTTGTGGTCAGCCGGATAACGATTCGATTCGGCCTGGAAGTGGCGACATCGCTCAACCAACTCGGTAGTGTCGCCATGAAACACGATTTCACCATCCATTTGCAGAACCGTTCCGCAGACAGGACACTAGCGAACGTCGGCCACAGGAGCCGCGACGTTGTGCATCTTTTCGTTTCCGCATGTCGGGCATGCCATTGGGTCGGCTCCTTGTGTATCAGAGGGTCAGCAAGAGCGTTTCAAGGCCGGCCCGCAGTCGCACCATTGCGGCGGCATTGGGGCCGGCTCCCGGTTCGTTCAGGCCACGGCCAGCGCCGTACCAGAAGGCGGCGGCTTTGGCGGCCTGGATGCATGAGCGGATCACGTCCACCGGCACGGCGACCGTCGGGCCGGGCGCGGCGTTTAGGCATGGATCGGCGCAGACGTGAAACAGTCCGCAATTTCGGCAGGGGTCGTCCATCACGCAACCTCCAGGGCTGGGGTCGGGGCGAACCAATTCGCCTCGACCCCAGCGATTAATCAGAACGGGATATCCGAGTTGCCGCTGGCGTCGAACGCGGCTTCGCGCCCCGCCACTGGAATTGGTTCATTGCCCGGATCGAAACTGGCCGCATCATATTGACCGATGACGTTTTTCTCGGGGTAGTTGTCCTGCTTCTGGATGCCGACCGCGAGCCGGCAAAACTTCCCGACATGCTGGTGAATGTCGAAAGTGTTATGGTCGAATGCTCGTTCCTCCCCGAGAGCGACGGCGATCATCTTGTACTTCCAGATTCCCGACGGGCGCACGACGTATTCGAGGATGCGGTGAACTCGGTCGGGCATTGTGACGGCCCACGTCAGGACCAGCATGGGGTTTCCCTTGGCGCTGACCTTTTCCTCTACGGTGGTCAGTTCGCCGTCATACTCGCCCTCAGGCAGGACTTGGACGGCTTCTTTCGGATCGTAATCCCAAGCCATGACTAGCTCGCTTTCTGGCCGTTCGCGGCCGTGTGAATGAGATTGCGGATGTACTTGATGGCGCTGTCAATTCGGGGAGCCGGAAACTCGGCCCATGACTCGGCTCCAGCCGCTTTGAACCACTTGGTAATTTCCTTCTCGTCCACCTTGGCCACTTCCAACAACTTTGTGACTTCGGCGACTTGCTCGGCGCTGGCGAGTGCCACCGGCTCACGGCCGCGGGTGAAGGCATTCGTTCCGTCGATCTTGAGGAAATTGTCGAACGTGAACGGGAACATGCTCGGCACCGGTCCGCGTTCGTCGGACGGGAGCCGCCGCCACTTCACGACTTGACCATTCGACGGATAGCCGCCCGAGGCGTTGCGCTGGAGGTAAACGGCGATGTCCATGTCGCCGATGACTTCCTTGGGTCCGGCGGCCTGTTTGCCGACTTCCTTGTCTTGCGCCCACTTGCCCTTCAGGTGCGCGATGGTGACGAGGTTGAAGTCTTTGTTGCGGCAGAATTCGCGAATCTTCTTCCACTCCTTCGTGCCCATTTCTCCCGAGCGACCGAAGTCGCGGTCCATCTTCGGATTGTGCCGGTCCACGGCGTTGTCCTGGAGCGTCGTGAGATGGTCGATGACGAGCGTCGTGTACTTGTCGATCTGATGCGTCCGGTCCATCCGTGTGAGGAAGTCGAGCAGTTCTGGGTATTCGCTGATCGTGATGTCGAAGTCCGGGTCCGCGACCCCTGGCCCGACGCGCTGGGACTGGTTGGCCTCAATCATGCGGTCGGCGTAGCGCAGACCGCCGCCGATGTCGGTGTCGATGATGAGGGCGTTGGGGAGCGAGGCGACGAAGAAGGATTTCCCCGTGCCCGACTCGCCGGCGACGAGCGCGATGATGCGTTCGGGTGCTGGTTCCGCTTTTGCGACCCGTCGTCTTGGTGCGTCTGCAACTGCTGGCATGGAATGCCTCCGGTTAGGGAGTGATGGTTGAATCAGTGCGACCGAGAGGGAATGATCCTCTCTACGCCGTCGGTCGCAGTCATCGTCGTTAGCTCCGGTAAGGCGTTCAGGGTCAAGCCACCGACCCGCGACTCGCACACGGCCCGCTCCGTCAGCGGGGTTCTGGTTGCGTAGGTGGTAAAAACCGGTGGAGTGGCGGCTTTTCAGGCCGCTGCGGGTTGGTCCGGCCACCCGCGCTCCACCGGCCGGCCACACGGGGATGCGCTCCCGTGGGCCTGATTCAGTCCGTCGGGTCAAACTCCTGGTGGTCGATCCGCCCCTGATACATCGATTCCAGTTCTTCGCGGTCGGCCTTGCTGGGCGTCATCGTCGCGCCGCCGCGGAACACGGCCGTCATCGTGGTGATGCGGCGCTCCTCCCAGCCTTCCGGTGGTTCAGGCGGATCGCCCCATCGCCGGCCGGGATCGTATTCGCCGCTGGACTCCCACTCGATCACCAGTCCTTGGACGTCCAAGTCACGGAAGCAGAGCGGGGTACACTCCTCCCCGGAGTCGTAATCGATGACCGTGGTGCCGGGGACGCGGGACCATTTGCGGGTGCGGGTCATGGGTGGTCCTCCCTCGGCAGGTTTCCGTGCGCTAATAGGTACGTCAGAATGTCACCAGCGATCCGCTGCCCGGCTGGACCGCACTTTCGCAACTTGTCGCCGAGCCAGAGGATGAAAGCCAGTTCCTCCGAAAGCGGTCGGCGCGGTTTACGTTTCATCGCTGGCGTCCTTGGGCATTGAGAATCAGGTCTTCGACTTCACCGAGCAGGTCAATCATTTCCTTGGCCATTGGCCCCGCGCCGGGTTCGTTCATTACCCGTCCCGCGCCGTACCATTGAGCGGCGGCGTGACAAGCGCCGGCGAGTTTTTTGAGCGTTGCGACGGGAACCGAGACTATTAGTTCCGGGTCCGATGAACGAACAATCTCTTTCAGAAAGTCTTCGTGCCACTGGTCGGCAGCGATTACGACGGGGCATTTGGAGCAGACCGACAACTCGCGGGTGCCACCGATCACGTCGGGGTCGCCCTCCCAATCTTGAGTCATCACGTTGCCACATTCGGGGCAGCGTTCGTCGTCGTCAGGATGATCGGGTATGTCGATTGGCGGTTGGTCCATCGGGATCGCTCTCCTCAGTAGGGAATCGGGCTGCCGTCCGGCGCATGGCTCGGATAGGGGATGGACGTTTCCGCGCGGTCTCCATAGCCGTCCTGCTCGTCAATCGCGTCCTGCTTCCCGTCGCTGCGGTCGCTCTGGCGGGCCTCAGCCATGATCTCGGACACGGTTGGGTCGGCTCGCTCCACAACCGCAACGGCCAGTTTGCACGCCGTTAGCATTTCCTTGTCGGTAAGAGTTTCCGACTCGTCGGCTTCCGGCTCGCGGACCGGCGGCCGGGTCTTGTCGTCCTTCTCGCCCACCGGATGGCAAGCGTCCTCTGTGACCCTAAATGGATCGCCCTCATGCTGGGGGCGTCCGAACCGCATCCGCCATTGGGCCGCAGCCCAATGGGCGTCGTCGCGCGTCGGGTAAACACCGACGCTGTACCACTCGGTGCCGAATTGGATTTGCAGGAAGTAGGTCGCGTCGCAGTCATCGTCGGTTGTCATGTCTCTGTCCTTTCGCGGTCCGGGGTTGGGCTAACAATGTCCGCAGCGTCAAGCGCCGGCGAGCCGCTTCATGTCGGCCATCGCCGCCTCGTTGTCGTCAAAGAATCGGACCGGCGAAATCTCATAGCCGCTGGCCTTGTAGATTTGCTGGGCGGCGAACAAGGCCGAAGTTTGCTTTTCGAGTTCGTACCCGGCCTTCCCGGCCAGATGAACCACCCACCCGGCGCGGCAATGCGTCGTTTCGCAGGTGTGCCAATCGCTCATGCTCAGCTTGTGCTGCGGGGCGGTGACGGCTTCCAGGAGCCGCTTGTGGATGTCCGGGATGACGGGGATTTCGCGGTTGATTTTGACAGGAGCCATGCCCGAGCAGCCCGAGCAGCCCGAGCAGCGCGAGCAGCCCGAGCAGTCCGAGCAGTCCGAGCAGTCCGAGCAGCCCGAGCAGCCCGAGCAGTCCGAGCAGCGCGAGCAGTCCGAGCAGCCCGAGCAGTCCGAGCAGTCCGAGCAGCCCGAGCAGTCCGAGCAGCGCGAGCAGCCCGAGCAGTCCGAGCAGCGCGAGCAGTTAATGAGTGTTTCGAGGGCTTCCCGCGCGAGTAATTCGCTGCCGAAAAGCTCCACGGAGCAGCGGTTGCCGTTCGCGCCTTCGATCCATGTTTTGGCCATCGTCGTGTTCCTTTCAGGGTGAGAGGGGAGCCGGCCGCATCCGCGCGAACGCAGCCGGCTGGGGGTTGGTCCGTTTCAGCTGGCGTCTTTCGCCCTCATAATCGGCAAAATCTTCACAATCCAAACTGTTCGGAATGGACAGCCAGGATTCCGCGCGCGAGGATGGCGGGTTGATAAAAACGATTCGATTCCGGAGGTTGGGAAAGCCCGCCACCGGCAACGCACCGGTGACGGGCGAAAAAGCCTCCGTGCTTGTTGGCCGAGGCTCTCCCCGTTGGCCACACTTCGTTTGTTCCGTCCCGACCAGGACACGGGGCGCGTACCACAGTTGACCGTCAAGGACGTCGTGGCCTTGTACCGGCGTCATTGCGCCGCCGAGGGCGTCCACGGTCCGGCTGCCAAAGCCGACCGCGAATACACTTTTGGCCTGTTCGTCGCCGCTTGTGGTGGCGTGGTCGTCGCCGACTTGAAGCCGTTCCACTTGACGGACTTCGTTGAAGCCCATCCTGAGTGGCGGTCCATCAGCACTCGCCGAGCAAAAGCCAACGGCATCCGCGCGGCCTTCAACTGGGCGTTCCGTCAGGAGAGGATCGCCCGCAACCCCTTCGTGAACGTCCAATACGCCGAACATGAGCGGCGAGCAGAAATGCCCGACGACGCCCTGGCTCAGCTTGAGCGGGTGTCGAGCAAGCAATTCGAGGCAGTGTTGCGATTCCTTCGGCTGACCGGCTGCCGGACGGGGGAATTGTGTCAGGCAACGTGGGGCGATATGGATTTGGAGCGGGGAATTTGGACTATCGAAAGACATAAGAGCCGGCGATTCACCGGCCGGCCGAAGGTGGTCGCGTTGGTCACCGAAGCGGTTGCTGTTCTTCGCGCAATACTCGGGGCATTGGCAGCCACGGACCAAACAGATTCCCTTGCGCCGGTAGTGCCAAGCCTTGGGATGATCGCACCGACAAATTTCATCTTCCGGAACACCCGCGGCGGCCCGTGGCGTCCCGGCGTCCTGTCCTACCAGCTTCGCAGACTCAAGAAACGGCACGGTATCGACGTGAAGGCCAGCCTCCACGGCGTTCGTCACCGTGCCCTGTCCGCGATGATTGAGGCCGGCGCACCGATCAAGCTCGTTGCCGAGCAAGCCGGCCACAGCACAACGGCCGTGACCGAACGATTTTATTGGCACCGGTCGGAAGGTGCTATCGACGCGATGCGCGCCGCGGCCGAATTGGGAGTGCCGAAGAAGTGAACTGGGCGCTACTGGACTCGAACCAGTGACCCCTACCGTGTGAGCGCGAAGGTCGTTTTGACTCCAACCCTTTTCGGAATATGCGTCATTGTGGGTCATCGTCGTCACCGTGCGCAAAATGCCGTCGCCCCTCAAGCCCGCGAAGGTTGAGGAGATGTCTCCGATGGGGCGACGGCAAGTTTTCGTGTCTTGGGCCTTCGCGGGGCTTTCGTCTGCGTCACACTCTACCGGCCCGCAATCGAGGTTGCAAGGGCCGTTGCGGAATTATTTCGCGGCGGCTAGTTCTGGCTCCCACGCCCCAAGCTCGGTAGCCTTGGATTCCATTTGCCGGACCAGAGCGTCAGCCGTCGTCTCGTACCAGTCCTCGTATTTGCCGCCTTGGCGGAATCGCAGACACCGGTATTCGTCGCGGGCCACGGTCAGAGTGGCTGCGCCGCGGCGGAATGCTTGCTCAGTCTGCGGTTGAATCGCGTCGATCATTTGTCGCGTCGTCATTGTCGTCTCCCAGTTCGGCGTCAGGAATTATTTCGTCGCTTCGCTTTTGTCCGCTTTGGCCGGAACTTCTCGCACTGGCAGTCCGGGTCCGCATCGGTCCTGGGGACACTGCCGTTGGCATGCGCGAGGCACCGTTTCGGATTCGGCCCGCCGGCATGATCCCCGAGCGTATGGCCGCAGACGCAGACGCGATCCATGTCGCCGTAGTCGTACCGGCCGTCCTCAGATCGCTCCTGCCTGACCGGCATCGCAGTTCTCCTCGGTGCAGCTAAGCGGCCGGTGTCAAGGGAGCGTCGTCGTCTCTCCCTCATTCGGCCCGTCGGCCATGCGGATCGTCGCGCCGGAGAATTCCGGCGGTGGCGCCTTGCCGTCGTAATTCACCCACGATTTGCCGCCGTCCTCGCTGTAGATCGATTGGGTGTCGATCCAGGCGACATAGATGGACTGATCCGAATCGCACCGGGCTTCCAAGGTCGTCGGCACTGTCATGAGTCGTGTCTCCGTGAGTGTCACCACGCGACCATCGGCCTGGTAGTCAGAGCGGCCAGATCGACGCCGTGAGCGAGCAGCGCCGCCCTCGCCGCCGCCAGGTCCGGGTGGTCGTCCGCCATCCGCTCGGCCGCATAGAGGCAGTCCAACTGGCACACGGGCGGGCAGCCCAGCGGCAGCCCCAGGGCCACGCGCTCGGCCTCGAATTCGGCGGCGGTCATCCGCCGTCGGCAGACGATGCACGACGGGCCGACCGCGCAGGCCGGGCACAGCCGCTGGTCGTCGATCACGATCAGGTCTGGATGCCCCGGCTCCGCGATCCTGGCGCCGCAGCCGTCGCATTCGCACCAGTCCTGCGAGTCGTTGTCGCCGGCCAATTCGTTGTCCTGCATCGTCCGTCCCTCCCTCGTAGTGTGGCCGATCCCTACTCTCGTCGCCCGCGTCCAGGGGCCGCCCCACGCGGGGCGACCGGGGGCTGGTCAATCTGCTGGGAGTCGCGGGGCCTTGGGGCGATACCGGAGTGTCTGGTGCACCGCCGCATCCGACACGCCGCAGAGACGGGCGATTTCGGTCGGCGTCATTCCACCTTCACGCAGCCGCCTGTATCTCTCATATCGGCCCCGCTGGTTGCGTCGGTTCGCCTCGTGCATCCCTACGTCATGGATGCACCCGCACGATTTCACTCCGCCCCGTATTTCCCCGGTCGTGTAGGCGCACTTCCGGCCGCAGATGCACTGGCAGACCCACCCGCGGACGCCGTGAATGTACACCGGCTCGATGACGGTCAGTTGGCCATTCACCGTGCCAGCCAATTCCAGCCGTCTCCCCGACATGGATGACCTCCACCATTTGCGACCCCGACGCCTTGCGGCGTTTCGGCCCCGCGCCCGGAGCCATCATCAGGGGGTCAGTCCTCGACGTAGCACGTCACGCCGTCCACGTCGATATAGCCGTCCTGCCCGCTCGCCTCGCTCGCCTTGCTCGCGGCGATCTCGTCGTCCGTCGCATTCCGCAGCGCGACCGGTTCGCCCAGGTCGGTACTCTGCTTCCGCAAGATTGGCTTCGCGTAGTCGATTTTCGTTACAGTCGCCATAATCCGATCCCCTTGCGTCCACTGGTGCCCGGCCCGACGTGGGCCGCGTTGCACTCTCTACACCTATATCCTACTCTATGCGTTAGGATATGCAAGGTCAGTTTTCCATTTTATCGAGATTTCTTTTGGGCCGCCTTTCGGCCTATTTTTTGACGTATTTCCGCCGGACAAGTCGGCCTAATTGGGCGGAATCGATGAAATTGTCCCGGCCGAGCTTGACCGCCGTGAGCCGCCCGTCGGCGATGAACTGCCGGATACGGGACGGAGAGACGCCGACCTTGAGGCCGGCTTCTGTGGTGGTCAGTAGCTTTGGAGTGCGCGACATCGACATATCCTAACGCATCGCCTAGAATGCGTCCAGTGTCTGAGCAGAAGTTCTGATCCGTGATTGCCCTTCCCCCGTGGGGTCGGTAAGATTCGACGGTATGGCTGATCCCATCATCCGCATTGACGGTCCTCAATCGTGCCGGCTGTTAGCGCTCGATTACGCCGTTCCCCATCACCTGATCGGAGCGCCGGGCGACAATTACTCGTCGGCCCTAATGCAGCAACATTGCTTCATGGACCTCATCGGACTCGGCAGCGATCACGCACCCAGTTCCCTTTCCGTCGAGAAATCAGCGAAATAGGGTGATACGATGATTGCAACGAGCCAAGGAGGTGCGTCTGTGACCGTCCGCTCCAGGTCTGGCCGGCTTCCGCGAACACTCACGGTCGAACAAGTCGCCGAATTGCTGGGCGTCAGCGCTCGATACATCGCCCGGACCGTGGATCAAGGCGGCCTCCCCGGAGCGTTCCGGCTCCCTCCGTCAGGCGAAGGTATTCAACAACGCCGCATTCCGTCGTCAGCCGTGGTGGCGTTCTGCCGGTCGAACGGATCGCGTGTGCCCGCCGAGTTGACATGCGGCCCCCCGGTCGCTGCTCTGGTCGCCGGGCTCTCTGAGGATGAAAGAAACAGCCTTGCGGTCGCCATACCCGAAGTTGCCCTACGGTTCGCGGACAGCGCAGCGCAAGCGGGTTACTTCGGGGCCGCTCTCGGTCCGAATGACGCCGCCATGCTCGACGCCAACGCGATCGGGCGCACGGAGACGCTCGGCGTGGCAGAGCAACTTCGGCGGGTCCAAGGTGTTCGTCGGATCGTTGTTGTGCCGACTGAGGATGACGCCTCGATAGGACCTTGGAAGGCGTCCGGCTGTCAAATCGTGATGCCGCGGCCATTGGACCTGTCTGCACTTTCGGCGATCTTGGCCGGCTAGGGGCATGAATGGCCAAGGAAATGCCGATCCACGAAGCGGCGGGTATTTTCCCTCTTGATGAGGGACGCATTGACGAACTGGCCGCCGATGTGAAAAAGCATGGGCTGCTCGTGCCGATCGAATTGCTCGACAGCAAAGTGCTCGACGGCCGCCGACGGTTGCTCGCGTGCATCAAAGCCGGAGTCGAGCCGCGATTCAAAGCCGTGAAAGTGGATGACCCGGTCGCTTACGTCCTCTCCCTGAATCTGCATCGCCGGCATTTGACGACATCACAGTGGGCGATGGTCGGGGCGCGTGCCGCAGAGTTGTTCAAGAAACAAGCGAAAGAGCGGCAGAAGCGAAAGCCGTTGAATTCTGTGGTGGCAAATTTACCACCACAGGACGCCGGGAAGGCACGTGACGCCGCCGGGGCCGCCGTCGGAGTCAGCGGCAAGATGATCGACCTGGCGAATAAGGTCATTGCCGAAGCGGTCCCCGAGGTCGTTCAGGCAGTCGATCAAGGACGCATGGCCGTCAGCACGGCGGCCTTGCTCACGTCGCACACGGCAGATGACCAGCGGGCCTATGCTGCCGGCCTGCCGCTCGAAAGCGAACCTCCGGACCCGAAGAAGACCACGCCGCGCCCGGTGGGGGTCGTCCATGCCGTCCAGGCGATCAACTGCCTGGAACGCATCCCGGAAGAGGACCCGCATTTCCGCCGCGGATTGGACATGGTCAGCGAATGGATCGCCGCCGCTTTGATGCCGGCCTGACGCAGCCGTTGGCACTGGAGCGTCTGGCTAAGGTAATCGAAGGCAAGTAGCAACACAACCCCGCAAACTCGGCCAACTCCACGGCCGACCCCGGACATAAGGGGCCGGCCGTGCCTGTTCGTGCGCTGCCCGATAGGACCGGTCCGGTAGCGTAAACGTCAGTGTGGCAAACAACCGGACAAATCGGACACCTAAAAAAGGGAAGCCGCAAAAACGGACTTCGCCTGATTGGGGTCCCCGTTTCCTCATCAGTCTCGCCGAGTCGGCGAACATCTACGCCGCGTGCAAGGCCGCCAAGGTCAGCCGGTCAACCGTCTATCTCCGCCGTGACAACGATGTAATGTTCGCCGCGGCTATGGCCGCCGCGATTGACGACGCTTGCGACGACCTTGAGCTAGAAGCCCGGCGGCGGGCGAAAGAGGGAGTTGTGCGGCCGGTGTTTCAGGGCGGAGCCCGTGTCGGAGAGGTTCAGGACTATAGCGACACGCTGTTGATCTTCCTGCTGAAGGCGCATCGGCCGGAAAAGTTCCGCGACAACGTGAAGGTTGAACATGCGGGCAAGATCGACCTTGAGATTGACAGCCTGACCGATGCCGAGCTCAATCGCCGAATCGAGGAAACTGAGGCAAAGATTGCTGCTCTTGAAGGAACAGCAACTTCGCCGCCGGACGCCGCCGGATAGTTTCGACTCTCTGCTGGTCCGGGCGGCGATTCATCCCGACCCGTGGCAGTCGGAAGTATTCACTGAGGATGTGGCCCGCAAGCTGGTGTTGTGCAGTCGGCAGGCGGGCAAGTCGTTCGCGGCCGGAGCGAACGCGGTCAAGATTGCCTTGGAGGAGCCGGATTCGCTCACCTTGATTCTGTCGCCGACGTTGCGGCAATCGGGCGAGTTCTTCCGGGATAAAGTCGTCCGGCTGTACCGGCAACTGGATCGAAAAGTCCGCATCGTCAAGGAGACGATGCACGACCTGGAGTTGGCGAACGGCAGCCGGATCATCAGCCTGCCGGACAACGAAGAGGGTATCCGGACCTACGCGGGAGTCCGGTTGCTGATCCTGGACGAAGCCTCTCGCATATCGGACGGGCTGTACAAGGCCGTCCGGCCGATGCTCGCAGTGAGCGGCGGTGAACTGCTGGCACTGACAACGCCCTTCGGTAAACGCGGTTGGTTCTGGGAGGCGTGGTCTTCCCCGGATCAGCACTGGCGACGGTGGGAAGTGAAGGCCGACCAGTGTTCCCGCATCACACCGGAGTTCCTTGCCGAAGAGCGGCTGGCGATGGGTGAGCGGTGGTATCTGCAAGAGTATTTCTGCTCATTCGAGGACGCTGAAGGTGCCGTGTTCTCCGGGTCGGACATTGCGGCGATGTTCGTGGATGAGGTCGAGCCGCTGTTTCGAGGGCCGGGCGAGTGCCGTTCGTCAGCGGATTGGACTTGGGGCAGGCGAGCGACTTGACAGCATTCGCCGTTGTCGAGTTGACACGGGTTCCGCATCCGTTCCGCCCGGGATCGTCCGTATGGCAGCACGCGGTACGTCACCTGAAGCGATGGCCACTCGGCACGAGTTACCCGGACATCGTCCGGGAGGTGGACGAAGCCTTGGCTGCCAAGCTTCCGGGCTGGCCGCTGGCCGTCGATCAAACGGGCGTCGGCCGGGCAGTGGTGGACATCTTCCGCAGCCGGAGTCTCAAGGCGAGGCTCAAGCCGGTGACGATCACCGCCGGGTCAATGGCCACGCAAGATGCGGACGGTTGGAAGGTGCCGAAAAAGGAACTGGTCGGCGTTCTCCAGGCGTTGCTCCAGACTCGCCGGCTGATCGTCGCGCCGAAGTTGCCCGACGCGGCGATTCTCCGCAAGGAACTGACGAACTTCCGGGTGAAGATCACCGCGTCAGCCAACGAGACGTTCGGCGTCTGGCGCGAGGGGCTTCACGACGACTTGGTGTTGGCTGTCGCGATGGCCTGCTGGTTCGGCGAGCGGAGCAATGTGAGCGATTGGTCGAAGGCGTTTACGGCAGCCCCGGCAATGTCCTTCCCGCAGTTCTGAGAGGGTGATTTGTGGGCGTCCTCCAATGGCTCCGTGACAAAGGCGCACCGTGGATCGGCAACAAGCTGAGCCGCGACCGCCGACCAGCATGGATGCTCGGCCGCGAGAAGGTCAAGGCGTCCCTCCACGGCGTCGCCGGCCAATTCTGGTTCCTGCCCTACTTGGACTCCTACACCCAAGAGACGGAGTTGATCCGCAAGTCTTATCGGTGGATGCTCCGCGACAGCACGGTTAAATCGGCGCTGTTCTCGAAACTGTGGAACGTCGCATCGCTCGACCTGGACGTGCAGCCCGACGGGGATGGACCGCGAGCTAAGAAGGTAGCCGGCTGGGTCCGGTGGGCGCTGCTGCACTCCTGCGGCGGACTCAGGGGCCTTGTGGAGAACACCGTCTTCCCGGCTTGCCTGGAAGGCTTCAGCATCGCCGAAAAGGTCTGGGGCTACACCGAACACGGCGAATACCGCAGCAACGTCGGACTCGCAGCGTTGAAGGCCAAGGACCCTGACATCTACCGGCTGATGGAGGACCAGTACCGGAACCTCGGCGGCATTACGGCGATCTTGCTGGCAAACGAGTTCTTTCCGATCAGCAATTTCGTTTACATCCAGCACATGCCGCTCTATGGGGCGAGCGTCGGCACCAGCGATTTGCGGGCCGCGTATCGGGCCTACTGGATGATCGACACGGCGGAAAAACTGCGGATGATCGGCCTGGAGAAGTGGGGCAGCCCGTTTCTTGTGGGGAAGTATGGCGATGCGGCGACCGACAAGCCTCCGCTCGACGCCGCCTTGTCGCAGGTCAAGCAAGGGACTTGGATCAGCATTCCCGAGAGCGCCCAGATCGAGGCCATGTCGATCGCCAATCTCGGCACGTCCGACTACTCGGCCACGATCAAGGACCTAATGCATGAGGTCACGCTGGGCATCAGCTTCGCCACGCTGCAAAGCCTGGAAGGCAACGTCACTGGCGCTCGTGCGGCAACTCAGGTCCACCGGGATCAGAGCGAACTGCCGGTGTGGTACACCTGCTCGCTGCTGGAAGGGGCGATCAACGAGCAACTGGTGCCGGACTTGGTTGACTTGAACATGGTCGGGGCCGGCTACCCGCTGGTGACCATCGGGGGAATCAACGACACGGAGTTGAAGGCGAGCCTGGAGATCGACGCGGGCCTACTGCAAATGGGCCTGCCGCTGAGCAGGAAGGCCACCTACGGGCGATACCGACGCCAGCGGCCGGAGGACCAGACGGACACGCTCAAGCCGGAGCCGGCGGCTACCAGTGCCGGCGGGGGCGGTTCGCCACTCGACGGCCTGTTCAGCACCAACGGCCACAGCAACGGAAACGGGATGATTCCCCCGGCCGGCAGCCAGGCCGACGACGATCACGAGACGCGGCCGAACCTCGGGGAGACGGATGAGGAGTCGCAGTTTGACGACGCGGACGACTACGCGGAGCCACCGGACCCAAAAGCCGGGGCCGGCGTGACGCCGGCTACCCGTGGCGACGTGGCCTTAGCCGGACATGACGGGGCCGCCGCAGCGAAGTTGCTCGCCAACAGTGTCCGCCTCGGAACGCGGGCACTCGGCGAGATCGCCCGGGATGCGGTCAAGCGGCTGCTCAAGTCACCGCATCCGTTGAAGGTCAAGACGCTGTTCACCGCCGACGAACGGCTAGGACTGGCCGATGCGCTCGCGGCCTGCAATTCCACAGCCGACCTATTGGGCCGGTCGCGGATTCAGGAACGAGCCGACAAGGTCAGGTCGGGCGTGAAGATGTTCGCCGAGGACCCGACGCCGTTCTCCGCATTCGATGACACGACGCCGATTCAGCCGCTCTCGCCGCGCAAGGCCCTGGATTACTTCCGCCGGCTGTTCCCCCGTCTGGGCGTCCAGGCGGACCGTTTCGGGACGCTGCACGAGCGGGCGGCCTTCACGCTGGCCAAGGGGACGGATGAGGAGTTGTTGACTCGGGTGCAGAACGCGATCAGCGAGGCGCTGGAGTCGGGGGAAGTGGCTCGCGGTCCGAGGACGATCGCGAAAATACTCGACAATGCGGGAGTGAGCGAAGGCAACCCGCAGTACAGCGAAATGGTGTTCCGCACGAACATGATGGACTCCTACAACTCCGGCACCTCCCGCGAGTTGGCCACAAAGGGTATGCGGGAGTTATTCCCAGTCTGGAAGTATCTCGGCATCAGCGATGGACGGGAACGCGCCAGCCATGCGGTCCACTTCAACAAATACTACCCGTCCTCGGTGACATTTGCCGAAGTCCGGGATTCCGTAAAGGGAAAATTCGACGGCTATAACGATCGCTGCACTTCCGCTCCGATCGCGGATTTTGAGTGGGCCGAGCTTCAAGCCAAGGGCGAGAAGGTCAGCACGTTCGGCGACGAAGGCGGCATGACCATCTTCGACGCTCCGCCGCGGCGGATGCCAGGGGGAGAGACATGACCGACCATCGCCGACAGACGCTCGGTTACACCGTTTCCTATGCCGGATTCGCTCTCGTGTTCTTGGCCGGAATCAATATCGGCATTCTCAAGCTTCGCCATCCCGACATGACCGACGTTCGCTTGTGGTTGGAGTTTTGGCCCGAACTGACAAACTCGATCGTAGCAGCGGTTATGGGTGTGGCAGCCACATTCGTCGGGAGCATGATCCGCGAATGACCCCTGCCAACCTCACCCCGCCGCCCGAAGTCCCCGTGTTGCAATGCCCGGCCTGCAACCGCCCGCTGGGCCTCTATCTCAGCCCGGGCAAGCTGCGTCTCGGAAACGCGATCGTGGAGCGGCGAATGCTCATCACCTGCGCGCACTGCCAGACGGAGACGATATGGCGGCCGAGCCACTCGAAACCAGGGTAGGTGGCTGATACAATTCAGGGCATGACCGACCGTGCCGCCTTCCTGCAAGCCATCATCGCCGCCCCGGCCGACAACCTGCCGGCACAATCGCGAATCGACCACTTGACGACGGCCCTTGGGAGATGATCCCACGCCACGACGGGCCACCAGTCTGGCAACGCGGCAACTCCTAACCCCGCAAACTCGGCCAACTCCGCACCGAAACCCCTCCCCGCTCGCAATTAGCGTCAGCGCATCCCTTTCGCCCGCATGTCAAAACTATCAGACTAGCCGCATAGAACATCGGCAGACCGGTCCGGTCACTCGCGCGACTTGATGCCCCGCGCAGCTTCATAGCTGCCGGGGCGTTTTTAATTGTCGCGACTCAGCCACCACCGAAACCCCAAAAGCTCACAGCGAAGCTCTACCGGCTCAACGGCCTGCGCGTCTTTGCCGCTGGCAAAGCGCGCGGCGTCCAGTGGACGCGCCAAGACCTTGTGGACATGGCCAGGAATCACGGCGAGTTCAAGGACCTAGTCCGGCCGCCGCTGGTGATCGGCCACGAAGAGAAGCAGACCTATGCCGACGGGTTGCCGGCGACCGGGACACAGAACAGCGGCGAGCCGTCCTTCGGATCGATCGAGAACGTCCGAACCGAAGAGGCCAAGGACGAGACAGGGCAGCCGGTCACTTACCTGACCGTGGATGCCACCAACGTGCCCGGCTGGTTGGCAGCCCTGATAGCTGGAAAGCATTACGTCGATCGGTCGGCCGAGATTTACGACGAGCCGCCGGACGGGTTGGAGAAGGCCAAGGGGCCGGTCTTGCGGCGGGTGGCCCTGCTGGGCGGGGAGTTGCCGCAGATCAAGAATCTCGGCGAGATGCCGGACCCCGAGGTTCAGCACTTCGGCGAGTCGGCCGGAGTGGTCAATGTCGCCCGACGGCCGTTGCGGTTTCGGGGCGTGACAGTCCGGCCGCTGGAACACACGCGAGTCATCCGGTTTTCGGAGTGTGCAACGATGGCCAAGAAGTACAAGAAATTCGCCGACTGCACACCCAAAACTCAGGGCGGCATGAAGAAGTTTGCCGACGCGCCCGAGGACGCGGCGGGCGCTCCTGAGGGGATCAGCCGGGCCGACATGCTCGAAATGCTCAGCGACTACGGCGTTGATCCTTCGGTGACCGAGGGCATGGACGACGATGAATTGGCCGAGATGCTGCGGGTGTTGAGCAGCCAGGCTCCCGACACTCCGGCCGAACCCGCCTCAACCCAAATGGACGGGTCGAACGAACTACGGGGCAAGAACCAAGCCGGGCAACTCGCAGCGATCAACGCCAAGGACCCGGAAGGCGACTACCACCCGAGCAAGCACACTTACGCGGACAACACTTCGGCCGTCCCAGTCGCGCCTACTGCGACCGGGCTGGCCCCGAGCAATCCGGCGGTGTCACAGCAAAACATGGCCCAGCCCACGAGTGTCACACACATGGTCAAGTACAGCGAACAACAGATCGTTGCCATGAACGCCTGGGCCGAGGCGCTCGAAAAACGACTCGCCGCGCTCGACAAGATCAGCGGCGACCGAGTCGCCGACGAGAAGAAAGCCGGCTTCCAAGTGTTCTGTGAATCGCAGGTCAAGGCCGGCAAGTTGCTCCCCGCGTGGATCGACGCCGGCCTGATCGAAGTCGCGATGGAACTGGACGCAGTCAAGGTCCACAAGTTCAGCGACGGCAAGCAGGTGACTGCCCTCGACAAGCTCAAGGCGATCATCACCAGCGGCCCGAACCTGCTGCACTTCAGCGAACGGCTGGCGAACGGCAAGAGCGGCTCTGCCGCTGCGGACCACGAAGAGAACCGAGTCAAGCAGCACTACCACAGCTTCGCCGAAAACTACAAGAAGCAGGGCCTGGACGAGGAGAAGCTGGTCGCCGGGTTCCGGGCGCTCAAGAAGCGCATGCCGGACACGCGGGCGGAAGACTACCTCGGTGCGGGTGTGGCGTAAGGGCCGGCGGGAACGAGTTCACTGGAGAGTTGAATCATGGCGAATGCTACCGCTGGCGTCGGGTCCACAACGGTCCCATACACCCAGACCAAAGACTACCGGCGAATCGATGTCGGCACGAACGCGACTTATTACATCGGGTCGATGATCGCCCTGAATGCGTCGGGCAACGCTGTGAAGGCGGGCGACACTGCGGGCCTGACATTCACCGGCATCATGGTCGGCAGCTCGACCGGCGACAAAGTCACTGTCGCAACGACCGACGTTCTCGGCGACAAGTTGGTCGAGGTCGATCAGCCGCTCAAGTTCACCATGCCGATCGCCCTTGCGACCGCTGGGGATGAGGGCAAGGCGGTCTACGCTTTGGACGACAGCCATGTCGCCTATGTGGCCGGTGTCACCAATTCGATTCTGGTCGGCTGGGTGTCCAAGGTCATCCTCACAGTGACAACCGGAACGACCGGAACGATGGTCGAGATCATCCCGGCATGGGTACCGGGCGCGCAGGCGCTGGCCATCGCGAACAACACGCTGACATTCGCCGGCACGACTGGCCAAAACAACATCGCCATCCCCGACAACGAAGCGTCGGCGCTGGTCATTCAGCAGGGCACGAACGTCTATATGACGTTCACGACGACCGACGGGTCGGAAGTCACGAAAATCGGCGGTGTCGCAGCCACTGGAACAGGCAACACCGGCGGTGGGGTTACGGTCACCGGCGGCATCGGTGGTTCAGCGTCCGGAGCGGGCGGAACTGTCGTCATGGCCGGCGGTGCGGGAACGGCCGGCAATGCGGCCGGCGGTCTTGTCAGCCTTACGGGCGGGGCCGGGCAAGGCTCGGCCGCTGGCGGGGCGTCGTCTCTGGTCGGCGGTGCCGGCGGAACGACTGGCACCGGCGGTGCTGTGACAATCACCGGCGGTGCCGGCGGGGCGACTTCCGGGTCCGGAGCGGCGGTCACAATCACAGGGGGAGCAGGCACGAACGGCAATGCGACAGCCGGAGCGCTGACGCTCGCAGCCGGGGCCGGCAACGGAACGGCTGCGGGGGCCATCGCCGGCCTGACCGGTGGAGCATCCGGCGCTGGTGCGACCGGCAACGGCGGCGTTTCCAAGATTGTCGGCGGGGCATCGCTTTCGACCAACGGTTCCGGCGGGGCCGCGCAGGTCACCGGCGGCGTTGCGACCGGCACCGGCACGGGCGGCGCTGTCACAATCGCTTCCGGTGCGTCCGCTGGTGGAACCGGCACGGCTGGTTCCATCACAATCGACTGCGGGGCGGCAGCCGGCGGCACGGGTGGAACCATCACGATCGGCGGCACGAACGCCACCGCGGTTGCCTTTGGCACCTCGGTCAAAAGCACGTCGCCTACCGGCGGCGTGGGCTATGCAACCGGGGCCGGTGGCGCTGTCACCCAGGCGACCAACAAATCAACCGGTGTGACGCTCAACAATGTCACCGGCGCGATCACGATGAACAACGCGGCGTTGACAACGCTGACCCGCGTCTCGTTCACGCTGACCGACTCGGCCATCGCAGCGACCGATACTGTGGTCGTCTCAATCAAGTCAGGGGCGGCCACAGGGGGCACCTACGCAGTCATCGTTGACACGGTGGCAGCGGGGTCGTGCCAGATTTCGGTGACCAACCTTTCGGCCGGAACGCTGAGCGAGGCCATCGTCATCAACTTCGCTGTCATCAAGGGAGCGGCGAGCTAATGCTGACCATCGGCGATCTTAAAGCAAAAATTGCCATGCTCGAAAACGAGCGGGCCGGTGTTCTAGCGCAGTTGAACCGGTGCGACGGCGCGCTTCAGGTCGTGCGGTACATGCTCCTCGAAGCGGAGCAGGCGGCCAGTGACGAAGCCCGGGGACGGGAAGTCAATGCGGAGTTGAACGGCGCGGCGTAAGGCCACGAAAAAGGGCGGCAGGGGGGCACCCCGATTGGTCATCCCCGACCAATCAGCCGCCTGAGACAAACGGGGACCCCCTGGGGCGGGGGCGAGACGGTGATGAATGTCCATTGACTCACAGGTCCAGATTTTCACCGTCGCGATGCGGAATGAGTTCGAGGTCGCCTATGCGCCGACCGCCGAACCCGCGCCGTGGGAACAGTTCACCCAGGTCATTCCGAGTACCGCTCGGATCGAAAACTACACCTGGATGTCCCCCGCTCCCGGTCTGGCCGCATACTCCGGCCACCGGCGATTCGGAAAGCTCTCGACTGTCAAGTACACGGTCGAGAACAAGGAATTCGACGCGGCCTTCAGCGTCCTGATGCGCGACATCGAGGACGACCAGACGGGCGGCTACAAGTTGAAGCCGCGCGAACTGGCGATGCGGGCCAAGTTGTTCCCCGGCCGGTTTGTCATCAAGACGCTGGCCACCGGGAAGAGCGCGGCTTGCTTCGACGGATCGAACTTCTTCGCCGGCAGCCATTCGATCGGCGCGGGCAACAACCTCTACGCCGGGACCGGCAACGGCAACAGCGACGGACTCGTTTACCGTCTCGCAGCCATGTACACCGGCGGAGCGCTCAAGCCGCTGTTGTGGCAGGACCGCAAGCCGGCTCAGTTCCGCGACAACTCCGGATCGGACTTGGCCTATGAAGCCAAGGAAATCCACTACTGGATCGACTTGGAAGGCCAAGCCGCGTTCGGTTACTGGTGGGATGCCGTCCTGTTTGAGTGGACGAACCTGCCGACCGTGCTGGACTTCCAGGTCGGCCTCCAGACGATCAGCGACGCGCTACGGACGTTCACGCTGCCGAAGGCGATTGTCAGCGAGGACGGCGAGTACATCCACGAGCAGGCGGAGTTCAACGACACGAACATGATCCTGGTCGGCTCGACCAAGCTGGAGCGGATCGCCGCGCAGGCGTTGGGCCTGGAGAACATCGCGACGTATGTTCCGGGTGGTCAGGGTTCGGGGGCAACGCCGGGCAGCGGAACGGCCCAGACGATCAGCAACCCGAACTTGTACAAGAAGTGGGCGAAGTTCATCCCCTCCGCTTTCATGAACTAACGCGGCGGGTGAGTGGATTCACGTTACCTTGCGGCCTGGCCAATGCTGGCCGGGCCGTTTTCTTTTCCGGGGATGCGACGATGAATGATCTGCCCATCATAGAGCATCCGCAGGTCGCGAAAATGCGACAGCTTGATGAAATGGACGCTCGAGGCGAGTGCTATTGCGTCAGCAGGCCGGGGTTTTTGTGCGCTCGCCACAGCAGGGGTTTTCACGAGGAATACGAGCGACTTGTCGCCAACAACCTGCCATTTGTCGGCGGAGTTCAGGGCGTGTTGGCCCGCATCTGCCAGCAAAACATCTAGGAGGACGCTATGCCGGACACGATGAACCGACTGGGCCAGTGCGAGCAATGCCGCGCCCAACTCTGCACGAAGGGCGAAGTGATTTGCTGCTCCGTCTGCGGGCTGCCCGTGCCAAACCACCCGCTGGCAGTGAAGCCTGATCCAGTCCCCGTAGAGGGGACGCTTGAAGACGGCATGTTGCGGACGATGGCCCACCGTGCGGATGCCGAGAAGGCGGAAGCTCGCAGGGTAGAGAACCAGCGGAAAAAGATGGTCGGCCCATCCATGAAGTGACCCATGCCAACCTACCTCAGCGACGTTGACATTCTGGCATACCTGACGGTCGTTCTGATGAAGAACACCAACGCGTCGGAACTGCCACCGGGCACGTCCGACGGGGTCACTGTGGCCAACGCCCGCGGGTACGGGGACATCCTCACCATCATGCAGGAGCGGGGATTCCTCAAGAGTCAGATCGACCTTTGGGACCGGGCTGTCGAGTTCAATCGGGACTTGGCGATCTACTGGCTCATGATCGATCAGGTGAACACCGAAACGGGCGATGTTTGGCCGTTGAAGTACGACCGCCGCAAGGAACTGAAGACGGTCAGCTTCACGGTCGCAGGCGCGTTGCAGAACGTCCAGAACGGGCAGCAGAGGGTCGGGTTCGGGCCGATCCGCAACTGTGGCGACATCTTCAGCCTCAACACCCGCTGGTGACCCGTGGGATTCGGGAAAAGCATATCTCTGGACGAAATGGCCGACCAACTGGAGGCGGGCGCAAACGCCATGCCCGGGGCCGTGCCGAAGTTCCTAAGTGCGGCGGCGATTCTCTGCTCCTCGGAGTTGAAACGCGGCATTGATGACAGCAAGTCTCCGGATGGGACGCCGTTCGCTCCGCTAAAGCATCCACGGCGACGCAAGCGGGACCGAAAGGCCAAGGGGGCAGGGACTCAGCAGCCGCTGCGTGATACCGGGCTACTGCTTGCCAGCCTCACCAGCGGGCAAGGACACGTTCAGCGGACGACGCAGGACGGTCTGACGCTGGGAACGAATTTGGCCTACGCCCACTTCCATCAGGACGGCACGAAGTTCATGGTTGCCCGGCCGTTCGTCGGCTTCAGCGAAAAACTTCGGCGCAATCTGGCAACGTTGGCCGGGAAGATCTTTGGTCAGGAGACGGGACTGACCCGATGAGCATTGCCTCCCCGGTTCTCACCGTGCAGGACAACGCCAATGGCAGCGGCAACACGGTTGCGTTGACAATCGACCCAACAGCGACCAGCACGATCGTCTACCGCAGTTCGTTATCGGGAGGCGTTCCACAGCAGGCGGTTGTCGGGACAGGCGCGATGGGGATCAACCTGCCCTGGCATCAGGTTGCCAGCCTTGTCTCCAGCGGAAGCGTTTCGGTAGCGACGCCGAACGGGTTCTACCTTTGGTGGGCCGTGTCGCAAACGTCCGGGGGCGTATGCTCGTTTTCGATGCCGGTCTATGCTGTGGCGACGAGCGGGCTGGACTGCCTGCACGATAGGATATTCGACGCCACACAAGCCCGGATCAAACTGCTGGCCCTCCCTGGAATCGCGCAGGTGTATGTCAAGGAATATGAAGACCTGAGCGCCGTGCAGTTCCCGTGCGTGGTGCTGAGCATCTTCGGCAAGAGCGAATCGGAGATCGGCGGCACGAACCAGCGGGACGACCGCGGCTATCCGGTCATGGTGACCCTGCTGGACCGCGAACCCGAGACGCCAGCGGACCGGCAGGCGATCGACAAGCGGCGGCACAAGAACCGGCAGGGCCTGCTACGATCGTTCCGGGAGCAGTTGTTGCCGGGCGTCCCCGAGGTCATGACATGCCGAATTGAACCGGACGCCGTTACGGTATCGGGTAAACTTGGACTGTTAGCGGTCACCGGCTCGGCGTTTCTGATGCGGTTCGTTTGCCGGGAGGCGCGGGGATTCGGAGCGTAGAAATCGCGGCAGGGCTTGCAACCCGGACGGCATCTTCCGCCGTCCTGCCGCTGTGAAACACGGAAGACACCCGGGGGAGGGTGATCGATGGTGAGACATGGCCGGATCAATGGGCGTGACTGCCAAGCTGCTCTTGGGCGCTGCCAACGGCACCCCGGGCACGGCGATGGACTTCGTTTCCGAGAACCTCAAGCGCCAGCGCCCGCTCGTGGACACGAACGCGCTCGCCGGAACGCGAACCCGCTGGGCTAACCGGGCCGTGCCGGGAATCCGCCCGGTGGGTGGTCCGCTGTCCTGCCAACCAACGGCCATCGAATGGGAGACGTTGCTGCCGTGGATTCTCGGCGGCACTCCCAGCGGAACCAGTTACCCGCAAGCTGAAAATCTCCTGATGCAGGCATATTGGGTGCTGCGCGGCCTGAGCCCGACGGGTGCCGGCAAAATCTTCAAATATCCCGTTGTCGGCGTGGGCAGCGCTCGGATTAGTTCGTCTCAAGGCGCTCCGCTCGCGGCTGACCTGGACTTGCTCGGCGCGGTCGGGTCCGGGCTCAGTTCCGAGGACAGCACGACTGCCGGCAGCAGCTTCCCGTCGTTCACGCTGGACAAGACGACGAATCCCTGGATGCACCATGAATTGGTGCTGACAATCAACAGCACGATCTACCAGTGCAAGGACTTCACGATCACGCTCGACAACGCCGTCGATGCCGGGCGGTACTTCAACACTCAAGACCTGCAAACCATTCAGGCGACCGACCGGCGTATTGCCGTGTCGGCCAGCCTTCCCTACGGCGACGCCGCAGCGGCTTACGCATTGAGCCAAGGCGGCGTCCCCGTCACAGCGGTCTACACGAACGGCGTTTACGTCCTGACATTCTCGATGCCGCTGGTGCAATTCGAGGACCCGACGCCGACCGCGTCCAGCCGAGAAGAGATCATGCTGGCGTTGTCCGGATCAGCCCGGGGAACGACCGCAGCCGGCGACGAATTGGCGGTTACTTTGGCAACCTCTTGATTCACGGAGACTATTCGATGTCCGTTTCGATGTTTGTTACCGACGGCTACGCTTTCACCGACACCATCCCGGCTGTTGCTGGCCTTCACCCGGCCTTGCGGTTCACCTACCGGCCGTGCACCGGTCCTGAGACGCGGGCGTTTCAAGCCACGCCAGAGGCCAAGGCTGATGAGGCGGCGGTGAAGCTGATTATCAGCCATGTCGAGAACCAGACCTTCACTCCGATCGACGTGGATGCGGCCGGCAAAGAGGTTGTCGGCGAGCCGGTGGTGCTGACCGCCGAGACGTTGAAGAAGCTCCATGCGAACCTCTGGCACGGAATTGTCAACCGCATCCTCGGCTATCAAGGGCCGAGCGTGGGTGCGGGAAAAAACTAGCCCGCGGCATTTGGCTGGAATTGGCTCATCCAGCCACGGCCGCTCTGAGTTGTGCCGAGTGCATCGAATTTCAGTATGAGCCGACCGGAGTTTGCGTCCACAAGCCGTCGTCGTCAACCGACCCGGCCGACCGGATGAAACGAAGGGGTCCGACGCCATGCGACCGTTGCCCGAAAGTACCGCCGGGAGAACCGCCCATCCCGGCATCGGCGGTGGAACTGGACGAACGGAACCGGGAGTGTTGGATGCACTACCGCGAATGCCGAGCGGTGGGCTGGCAGGTTCCGGAGGTGGCCGATCCGCTGGTGCGGAGACACGCGGCGATCATTCGCGAGGTCGAGGACATCGTTGAACGGCAGAGCGCGACCGAGGGTCTGGTGACGTTGGGACGGATGCTGAGACGAAAGGACCAGTGACATGTCGGATCAGACCCAAAATACCGAAGTCGTTTTAGACCTGAAGGTAAAAACGTCCGACGGCGCGAAGGCCATGAAGGACCTGGCCGCCGGCACCCGCGAGGCCGGGGCCGCTGCCAAGGGAACGCAAAAGGAATTCGACGCGCTCGCCGAGGCGCAGAAGCGGCTGGAGGCCGTCGATAAAGAGCGGGCGATCAAGCAGCAGATGCGGCAGCTTCGCCCGGAGCCGCCGCCGTTGCCGTTCGATCCGCACCTGCAAGCTCGCCGGCAAATTCAGGGAGCCGAGCAGTCGCGGCAGATTGAACAGGCACGGCGAGAAATCGAGGAGCGGCGTCAGGCGTCGTTGCCGTGGTATGCTCGGCAAGCCGGGTCGTTCGGCGGTGTCGCGGGCATGGCGATGCGGGCCGCTCCGCTCATCGGGGCCGCCTACGCCGCTGGCAAGGTGGTTACGTCGGCCGGCTCTGCGGCTGGAGAAATCGGCGACCTAGCGGCTCAGCGGGCCATGAGCAGCGGCGGCGGTGTATCTGCCAATGAAGCGGCAAGTCTGTTTGGGAAGCATCTTCTCGAAGGGATTCCAATTCTCGGCGGGTTTGTCAAGAGCATCGGCGACGCGGGCTATGCTCTGTCCGGAATACCGGCCATTGCAGCGATGACTTCCGCTGGCCTGACAGTCCTAGGTCGGCAAATGCAGGCTGTCCGTGCCGAGTCCGCGGGCCGCGCGCAACTGGCACAGACGATTTACGGTGCCACAATCCACTCCGGCGATGCGACAGCCACAGCAAACGCATCGGCGGCCTACGCGGCAAGCCTGACACCGGGTAGGTTGAGCAGCTACCGGGAAGCCTACGGTGGCCTGACCGAGGCAGCTGACCAGTCCGCATCGCAGGTCAACGCCGCCCGCGAGCAACTTGCGGTGCGCGAACGGGAACATGCGGCTACGCTTGGCCAAATCAGAGGAATGCGTCCAGGTGTGTCGGTCCAAGGGACCGATGCGGATACTCTGCAAACCGCCGCCGACCGGGCGCAAAAGGCTCGCGATGATTTGCGAGGCCAGTTTTTTGGTCGGTTCCAAAACTTCGGCGGTCGAATTACCAATGCGGGAACCGAAGCGACAGGCAATGCAAGTGGGGCGCAAGGGCTGGCTCTTGAAAAGAGCAAACAACTTGGCGAACAGCTTGCCCTGAGTCAAAAGCAAATCGCAGACATCGAACAGAAGCGCGTCGATCTTGCCAGAGCGGAACTTGGCCACGCGCAAGCCCTACTAGCCGTAAAGGGGCAGATCGCTCAGGGAGCGGAAGGCCGTGCCCTTCAGTACGGCGCAGGAACGCCGGCGCAGGCGATGGAGGACGCCCAAATTCTGCGGCTGATCGGGCAGCACGGCATCGGAGCATTGCCGCCCGAGTTGATTGCCCGCGCCCAGTCCATCCCCGGCGCGGCGGAAATTCTCAATCCGATGATAAAGCGGCGTGGCGACCAGATCGGCCAGCCGGTCCGCGACGCACTCGCCGAACTAGCTCCGCCGGGAATGCGCGACCAGATTCGGAAACCGCTGGCTGAGCAGGATGACGAGGTTCGCAAACTGCGGGCCGAGCAGGGAGCGGCTTCGGATCAGAAGCAGGCCGCAGCAGCCAAGGATTTTGCGGTCGGCGTCGGCGAAGCGGTCACAGAGGCGATCAAGCTGAGCCTGGATGAAGTGAAACGCGAGATCAAGCGGCAGGTGAACGATCAGATTCTGATGGGCAAGAACAACTGATCGTAACGGGATTCACGGAAGCGGGAAAGCGTCAGGGAAAAGATCATGTGCCTTCAATTTCGATTCCCTGGACGGGTCCAGCGAAAGGGATTTCCTGATTGCTTGTTCTGCCGCGTCCTTTTGAAATATGCACCACTGGGCTTCGCCCAGCATCATCCACGCTTCCGCGCATTTGTCGTTTCTTCGCACAAGGTCCTGAGAGTCGTCAACGACTTGAATCCAAAGGCGAACCGTGTCAAGGCTGCGTTCTTTAGCAACTTGAAATCGACATTTGCACCGAGCAAGGCGATGGCCGAAGTCCTCTGGCTCCAAACGTATTGCCATTGTCCAGTAATCGGCGGCGGTAGAGTGGTGGCCCTTAATGGAGCAGCAATAGGCCATGAGAGCTATAACGCTGGCCTTTTCTCGGTCAGTTTCGGCAGCAAGCAGAGCCGAATCTGCATAGGACATGGCGAGGTCCGCGTCGAGCGATGTATAGGCTTTATCGGCCTTTGTGTAGAGGTCGTTGAACTTGGAGTTTATCCGGCGAACTGGCAGCGTGTTAGCTACTTGCTTCGTTTCTTTTCCACGGCCAAGTATTCCCGGAACAAGGAAACTCGCTGCGGACAATCCGGCCAGTGCGACAAAAATAATTGCTCCAATAACAAATCGAATTTTGGAACGCTTGGGCGCACTCGAAGTCGGTCGGTACGTTGCAGTCGCGGCGACGCGCGGCGAGATGATCGGAGCCGCCGCAACGGGATATTCGCGGGCGTTGTCGAACGGCACCCGCATTTCCGCCGCGCACTTGGAACACCGCACCGACCGCCCCGCCGCCTCATCCGGAACGCGGCCGCGCTTGGAGCAGACCGGGCAGGTGACCTGAATCATCGGAACCTCCGGAGTGTTTTTCAGCTGGGATCAGCCTAATTCGCTGATTTGGGCATTGCAAGCGAACGGGCGCGAAATGGCTAGGGAACGCCGGTATAGATGGGGCCGCAAAGGCGGCATAACCGGAAGATTGGACGGGGAAATGGGGGGACCGAGCATGCGAATTATGACTGGAAAACGCGAATGCTCGGCCCCGGCGGCGCGGTTATGCGTCGATCCGAACGGGAAGATCGATGGCGACATGCTCTGCCAATCCGTTGAGCGCCATGATGATCTTGGCCAAGGCCGAGACCACGTCCGCGCCGCCGTCTACGGATGGCTTCGTGAACGGCTTGCCGCATATTGGGCAGCAGGCGTTTGTTTTCTTCATCGCCGCTTCCACCTTTTCGATCGGAAGTTCGCTGACCGCGTAGCAGTCGGCGTGGTTGCATTGGATGCGGATCGTGCTGAAGCCGCGCAGTTGGTAGTAGGTCACGGTATCGCTCATCGGTTGTGTTCCTTGTCGGGCAATGCCTGTCCGGCGAGCCGAGGAACATGCGGCGGCGCCGGACAGGCTCAAGCCGGTTAATTACTCCGGCCGTCCCGATGGGACCGTTTTAGCATCCTGAAGAGGTTGACGCCAGTGAAGGCGGAGCGAACCAATGCAGATACGCTGGGGGAATGCGTTCTTGGAGGCCAACGGCGCCGGGTGGACCGTTGCCAAACGCGGCACGGAGAACGCGGCCAATCAGGTCTACGAAACCGAAGTGATGATGTCCGTCGAGGGCCAGTGGACCGGGACGCCGGCGCAGATTGTGGCAAAATGTTCTGCTCTCGAAAATGCCTTGACGATCAACAACCAAGATTTGGTCCTGATCGCGAACGACGGGTCGATTGCCCAGCGGCTCTTGAACGCCGGCAGCACGACGGGAACCCGTTGTCTCGGCGGGGTCAATTACCCGTCGTACAAGGGCGCTCAGTTCGCGACCTACCGCGACTTCAATTTCACGGTCCAGGCCACATACCCGATCGGCACCGGCCCTGTCCTGCTCGACTTCCTCGAAACGGTGGAATCGTCCGGTTCCGGCCCCGTGATCGACTTCCAGTTGCCTGCCAACGCCGCCCCCATCCCCGTGCAGTTGTACGGGCAGACTCCGAATCGTCTGATTCAGCAAGGCTACGCGGTGACGCAGGGCCTGACACCAGTGAGCTACGCCACACCCCCAGGGCCTCTGTTCAAGTCGTCGCTGCTCATGGCGCCGACGTTCAAGAGGTCGGTGAAGCGGGTCGGTGCGAAGAAGTGGGAATGCCGGGTCGAGTGGGCGTACACGATGGGCGCGGTTGGATCGCTCGGCGGCTTGCCGAATTCTTGGAGGTAGGCGACCGAGCGGCGATGGGGTACAATCTGCCCAGCCAATCACAATGCCGCACCGGAGCAAAACTCGTGGCTACTGCGACTCGAAACGAACCCATTCAGTTCCGAAATCAGCCGTTCTTCATTCACAAGTTCATCGAAAACTGTCCCAGTATGACAGTGATTCGTGAACTTCTCAAAAACGCCGAAGACGCCGCTCTCGGCGTTAGTCCGGCGGGTACGGTCAAATGGTTCACGGAATCGGTTGGTGATGTCCCGAAGCTCGGCCTGTTCAACGAAGGCCCCGGGATGTCTGGTGAAGACCTGTCCCGCCTGATGGACTTGGCCAGCACGGGCAAGCAACTCGGCATCGACCAGAACTTTGGCCAAGGGGCCAAAGTGAGCGGTCTGAAAGTGAGTCCCTTCGGCATGGTCTACCGCTCCTGCCACCTTGGCCGCGTTTCGCAGATCACTCTTGCCGCTGAACACCAAGCGGGATTCGATCATCCGGTCTACGTCAAGCGTCGCACCTATATCGACGGGACGTGGGAAGAAGTCATCGATGTGACAGATGACTTCTCTGGTCGGCGAGATCGCCCGCTCGACGTGGATTGGACGGAAGTCGTCATCCTTGGCAAGTCGGCCGACCATGACACCGTACATAAGCTTATTCCCGGCATGGCCTCCACGAACTGGCTCATGCAACTCATCAACACGCGGTTCTATCGGTTCGGTCCAGGCATTACCGTTCGCGGGGCATTCGCCACCACTGGTTCTCGCGAGCCACGCGCTGCCAGCGGCCTGGAAGACTTGACGATGTCCTTTGCCAAGTCGGGCAAGGGCGGCGCTCGCATGGAGGACGTGCCGGCAGTCCATCCGGCGTTCGGGCCGATCACGATTCGATACTGCAAACTGCAAGGCGAATACAACCGAGACAAATTGGGTCATTCGCGGGCGCGGACGATGGACGCTTACGGAGTGGGCAGCCGCGGCGATCATATCTGTCTCGTTTGGCGGAACGAGTGCTACGACATCCACACGTCGTGGGTCAGAATCGCTGGCCCGTTCGGACTGACGTTCGGCAGTGCCAACGTCGTAGTGCAGATTCTTCTTCCTGACGACTGCCCGATCAAAAACAACGATTACCGAGATCAGGTCATCGATCGCGATGGCGACAATCAACCCGTGCGCGTCGAGGTGTTCGCCGAGTTGGTGCGGATCAGCCGGCCGGAATGGTTGGTGGAATATGTCGAGCAACAGGCGCTCAGCCAAACTAACAACAAAGGGGTGATGGAACGACTGAAGGCGTTCTTGGAAGAACTGAAGGCAGCGGCTGACGAGCGGTCGAGCGTCGATCCGGCAAACAACGGCCACGAGGGCAGCGAGCAGAAACGTCGGTACGGGACGCCGAACCCCAATCCCAAGCCTCGCGAAGATTCGGCTACGCCCACGCCGCAGAGGCCACCGGCTTCGGGCAAGAAACTCCCCTCCCGGTCCATCGGCATTCCAGTCGTAGACTTCACCGACGACCCGGCCATCTTGGAAGAGATGAACGGCAAGGCGGCCGTCTACCGCAAGGAAGAGAACACCGTCCTCTTGAACCCCGCCTACTTCCGTTACGTCGAAGGCTTGGAATCCTGCTATCAGGACGTGGGAGCGGACGCCGACGTGCGGGCGCTGGCCAAGCGGCACTTCGATGAGGAATACTGCGTCCGGGCCGGCCAGTTCGTCATCCAGGCATGGCTGAATCGAGGCCGGCCGGAGTTCACGGACAAGGACTTTGACGATGCCCTGAGCATCGGGTCATTGACGACGAACTTGACGTCGCCGGAGTCTATGGAGAAGGCCCGGCATAAAATCCGCCAGAAGCTCCAATCGACCAAGATGGAGAACATTCTGTGACAATCGGAAACGGAGTTTTGGTCCGATACGAAGAAGCCCGCCGATCGCTCGACCGGTGCAGCAAGGTTGACGAAGCCAAAGCCATCCGCGACAAGGCCGAGGCGCTACGGGCCTACGGCCGACAGGCGAACGACCATGAACTTGAAACGTGGGCTGCCGAGATCAAGGTGAGGGCACAGCGGCGCATTGGGGAAATCTCTTCGGCGCTGGAGAAAGGTCATGGGACTGGAAAGAACGGGGCTTTCAAACTTCCACCTAGCGGAAGTTTGAAAGCTGTCACCCTTAAAACCGCCGGCCTAACTCCGCAAGCCGCTCACCGGTGCGAACGGATCGCAGGAATACCCGAAGACGAATTCGAGTTCGTGCTGGCAGATCGAAAAGCCAAGGGGCAGCCTGTCTCATCAAAGGAGCTGGTCAGCAAGGCTACCAGCAGTGCCAAGAAGAAGAACCATCAAAAGCTCCGATCCGCCGCTGCCTCGAAAGTGAAACTCGTGGACGGCGTTCGGTGTGGCGACTTCCGCAAGGTCTTGGATGACCTTCCCGACGCCAGCGTAGACCTCATCTTCACCGACCCGCCCTACGACAAGGAATCGATCCCGCTCTATGGCGACATATCCAAACTCGCCGCTCGCGTTCTAGTCGAGGGAGGCAGCTTGATTTGCTATGCCGGGCAATACGCCCTGCCGTCGATCTTCCAGCAAATGACCGACCTTCGATACCACTGGATGCTTGCCCTTCGGCATTCCGGCGGTCTGCGGCGGATGCACGGTGTCAGGGTCGATGTCGCATGGAAGCCGCTCTTATGGTTCGTCAAAGGAACCTATCGCGGCGAGTACCTGATCGACTGGATTCGGTCAGAGCCAGGCGATAAGGAAAAGCACGATTGGGCTCAAGGCCAAATGGAGGCGGCCAATCTGATCGAGTTGCTTTGCCCAAAGGGCGGCATCGTCCTTGACCCGATGGCTGGGTCCGGAACAACACTGGTCGCGGCCAAGAAGATCGGCCGTCGGTTTCTCGGCGTGGAAATCGACCGCGACCGTGCCAAGGTGGCGTCGGCTGCATTGGCCGGATGAGTTAAGGATTCCGTTTTACAGTGACAGGGTTTGCAACCCGGACGGCAATTCCTCCGCCGTCCAGTCACGAACGCGAACCGGGGGAACGCTCTGGGGAGAGCGGCATGAGCGTGATTCGTGGCAACGCCAATTTGGTTGGGAACTGCCCAGGCCGTCCCTGTCGTCTTGAGCCTAACGTGCGGCGGCACTGTTGCGAGCGGTAGCACTTTCACGGTTACAAATGCCAACGGCAAGACGGTCGTATTCACGGCCACGACCACCAGCGCGAGCGATGCCGCGGCGGGAGTGCTGGCGTTGCTCCAGGCGAGCCCGGAACCGGAGTTCCAGGAATCGACCTACAGCGTCCTCGGGGCGGTCATCACGGTCACCGGGCCGGCCAACGGGGCGAACATCAGCTTTGCGACCGCAGCCGGCGGGTCGGGATCCCCGACGTTCGTCACAGCAACGGTCACGAGCGGCACGGGGCCGAACTATTGGTCGAATACGGCCAACTGGTCCACGGGGAGTCTGCCGGCCAGCACGGACAACGTGATCGCGGACGGGCCGAACCTGCCGCCGATCCTTTACGCCCTCGACGCGCATACCATCCTGCCGACGACGTTCACGGTCGGCAACAACGTGGACTCGGCCTTCTCCATCGGCCTGCCGCCGCAGAACACCAAGGGATACGCCGAGTGGCGGGGCCAGTACCTGCAACTCGGGGCGACGACGTTCAACGTGGGCGGGGCGCCGACGCGGATCAAGCTCGCCGCGGGCAGCACGGCCACCACGTTCAACATCAATGCCACCGGGACGGCGCAGAGCGGCGAGCAGATTGTCACGCTTACCGGTTCATCGATCACCAGCCTGAACGTCAACAATGGGGCGGTGGGCGTTGCCTACCAGCCCGGGGAAACGTCCACGGTCACGACTCTGCGGATCGCAGCCGGGGCGAATGCCACAAGCTCGGTTGTCGCCGGAGTCGGCCTGACACTCACCACTCTTGACTGGTCCGGGGGCACGGTTGCGCTCGCGGCGGCAGTGACGACGATTCTCGGATACGGCGGGGTTCTGACCATCACCGGCTCGGGAGCGGTCACGACAGCGACGATCTACGGCGGCTCACTGTCCTACCAGTCCACGGGCACGATCACGACTCTGAACGTCGGCGGCAACGGCTTGGCGTCGTTCCGCGAGGACTTGCGGAGCCGGACGGTGACGAACTGCACGTTGTACGAAGGCGGCCAATTGTTCGACCCGTACCACACCTGCACGTTCACCAACGGCGTGATCCTGCCGGACGCGGACATTACGGGCGTCACGCTGGCGATCGGCACCGGGCGGACTGTGACCATCACCTAACATGCTCATCGGCAGCGTCATTTACCCTGGCATCGGACCCGGCGACTACCTGTCAGCGCAGGCGGTCGATTCGCAGGGCATCATGCCCGGCCGTGCGACGATCACCATTTCAGCGGTCAACGTCGGCACGATTGCGCCGACCGGCGACCTGTCGTTCAGCGACGGGTCGAATACCATCGTTTGGCCCGCTTGCCGAGTTGCGAACGTCTCGGCTGCGGGCGGGAGCGGCCAAGGGCCGACGCTGACGATTCTGATTGAGGACAACCGCTGGACTTGGAGCGGCGGTCAGATTTCCGGACGGTTCAACGTCCCGGCTGAGTACCTGAATACCGTTCCGCTGGTCACGTTTGCCACGCAAGCAAACTTCGGAAACCAGAACTTCACGCAGGTGCCGATTCCACCCGAAGAACTGCCGATTCGCCCCGAGACGGCGGTCAACGCTCAGGATTTGTGCAAGCGGTGTTTGAAGGCGATGGGCGTTGCCCGGTTCGACGTGAGCGCGATCGACCCGAAGTCGTATCCGTCGGTCGAGTGGGATTCCGAAGTACCGGCCCGCGCTCTTCAGGCTCTTGTCGAGCGGTACGGCTGCCGCATCGTCTACCGCAAAGACTCCAACGCGGTTTTCATTTGCAAGGAAGGCGTCGGCCTTCCGTTGCCGGACGGCCCGTTCCTGTTTGACGCGCCGAGTCTGACTCCGAAGCCGGTGCCGAGCAAGATTACCGTGCGGTCGGCGCACATTCGCTATCAGCGTCGATTCATTTGCGAGTGGGTCATGCCGGAATTCGACGGATCGTTCCGGCCAGCGAACGATGTGAGCTATGCACCGATTCCGCCGGGAGCCCCCGGGCCGGACTGGACGACTGTCGGGGCGTTTGGCTGGCCACCGGTAGGATGGTTGCCGAATCTGCCGGGCAACCGCACTTATTTTGATGCTAAAGCGCTGGCCAGCGCATGGATGTACCGGGCCTACCGAATCACGAACCGCCTGAGCGGTGGGATCAGAATGGCGTTCCCGAATGCTTCCGGCCAAATGGTGGATTCATTCAATTATATCAAGCAAGTCTACCTGCTGCCCAACCAAGTCCAGGTCACAACGGACGATCTAAAGCGGCACTCGCCGGCGCCGGCGCAAGCCTTCGGCAAGCACTCGCGATTTTTGGCGTGCGGCATCAGGAACCCGGCTTCCCTTAGTGGAACCGACACGAACGCCTCGACCGAAATAATCATGCCGTTTTCGATCGACGCCGAGCATGGCATCATCATCTTCGCGCAGCCGACTTATATCTTGTCAAACAAAAAGAATCTCCCTGCCGAAGTGGAACTGCTCACCGCCTGTCACTTCGCGCCCAAGAGCAATTGGCAGTTTCGCCGCAAGGATTTCTCGCGGTCGATTCCCGGCGGCCTGTCGAATCTCACCACCTACGTTGTGAAGGAAGAATTGCTTTCGACGGTCGTCTTCAATTACAAAGTTGACGGCGAGAACGTGACCGAAACGGATTTCACAGAGAACACCGACAAGATGCAGAAGCGGTCCACGTATTACCTGAATGGGGAGATTGCCAAATTGGTTCCGGACGCGGCCGACACGCGGACCTATTGCGGCATTCTCTCGGCCTATCCCGACGGCGCGACTCAGCAGGTGTCGTTTGAGTTCGCCGCCGGCGACAAGAACAAGCCGGCGACGACAGTCAGCGTGAACACGGAACATAGCGTCTACCTGCCGAACTATCAGGGGCGGCGACTTCGCGAAGAGGCCGACCTTCACTCCACTACACGGCAACACGATGTAATTGCTGCCCAGCGTCGTCTTGAGAAGGGCGATAAGGGATGAGCGATTTCCGCCGACCATATTCGCCTTCCAGCGTAGCGCTGCCCGTCCGCTGGCTCCCCGTGCACAACACGGACGGATCGGACGCGCCGCCGAATTCACTCATGCTCATCACCGGCATGGACACAAACGGCATCCTGTCTGTCGAGCAACCCACAGCCGACAGCATGGACCCGCGGCGGCTGGTGGTGTCCAACAATTGCACGATTCCGGCAGGCGGCTACGGCGAAGCGACGAAAGACCTGCCCTGGTGGCTGGCCAACGGCGACGGCATGGCGATCACTGCCCTGTCCGCTGGCGATGAAGGCGGATCGCAGGCCGGCAGTTGGGTCATGGGAGCGGGCACGGGGTATTTCGTCCTGGCAGTGGATAGCCCGACATCGACGGCGCTGGTGATGAGCGGGGGCGGTGGGGGCGGGGGAGACGACTACGCCCTGTTCGACGCGGTGTCCGGCATGGGG